CCAAAAAAACTTCGCAAACCACTATTTTGAGGTCCAATGACCAAGACTGCCCGTAAGCCCAGGTCCGACAGCGTCTCTAATGCTATCAGGATAATGCAGGGAGCCAAGAGAGAAATAGCGCCACCGACACATATTCCGTTGCAGGATATTGATTGGCCGTTTTGGGAAAGTGTTGTCGCAGAATTCGCTCGAGCCGATTGGACTGAGCATGCCCTTGAGTTAGCGGCGATGCTTGCTAGGACGATGGCGGAGGCAGAAGAGAATCAGCGGTTGATGCGCGAAGAAGGGGTGATTATCGAGCGTGACACATTGAATAAAGAGGGTCAGGTCATCAGAACTGTCACAATTGAGAACCCTCGCGCGCGAGTTTGCCAGTCCCTGATGGGACAGATCCTTGCACTACGCCGCTCCCTAGCGCTCCACGCAAAAGCCAAGAGCGGATCTAATGCGGACGCAGGTAAGCAACGCGGCGCCAATAAGCGCACGGAACAAGCAGCGGCAAACGAGGACGACGGCCTACTCTCATGACGCGTGGCGAGAAAGTCATTGCGTTTATTGAGAAGTATTGCAGGGTACCCTCCGGCAAGCTGGTAGGCAGACCGATCAAGCTTGACCGCTTTCAAAAGCGGTTCATTAAGAAGATTTACGACAATAAGGTTCGGACACGCCTAGCTATTTTGAGCATGGCGCGTAAGAATGGTAAGACCGCCTTGATTGCGGGGTTGTGCTTAGCACACATCGTGGGACCAGAAGCCAGGCTCAATTCGCAGTTGGTTTCGGGGGCGATGTCCCGTGATCAGGCGGCACTTGTGTTTGACCTGATGGTCAAGATGATCAATTTCCACCCCGAGCTGCAAGCTCGGACCAGGATCGTCCCGTCAGGCAAGCGCATTTATGGCTTGAGCAAGAATGTCGAGTACCAAGCCCTAGCGGCAGAGGCCAAGACCAAGCACGGCCTGTCGCCCTGGCTGGTGATCTTTGACGAGCTTGGCCAGGTGCGCGGACCTAAAGACGATTTTGTTGAGGCGCTGGAAACTGCCCAAGGGGCATATGATGACGCTATGCAAATCGTCATCTCTACCCAGGCACCAACCGACGCGGACATGTTGTCCATCTGGATTGACGACGCGCTGGCTAGTGGCGACAAGGCCACGGTTATTGAGCTGCACACCGCGCCAGAAGACGCTGACTTGTTGGACCAAAAGGCATGGCACAAGGCCAATCCAGCCCTGGGCACTTTCCGTTCAGAAGTTGAGATGGCAAGCATGGCAGAGAAGGCTGCCAGAATGCCGAGCTTTGAGAATTCTTTCCGCAACCTTTATCTCAACCAGAGGATTGACCGTAACACCCCGTTCATCTCCAAGAATGTTTGGTTGAGCAATGGGGGTGAGACTCACGATTGGGGACAGGCAGAGGTCCATTCCGGCCTTGACCTTTCTTCTACTTCAGATTTGACTGCCCATGTGCCGATCGCCCAGATTGACGGGCTGTGGGAGGTTAAGCCGGAATTCTGGTTGCCGGAACAGGGCTTGCGGGAAAAGTCAAAGGCTGACCGTATACCTTATGATGATTGGGTGCGCCAGGGCTTGATCCACACCACGCCTGGCAAGGCCATTGAATATGAATATGTGGCCCACGCGCTGTACCGTTTTGATCAGACCCACAATTGGAAGAGTTGCGCTTTCGACCGCTGGGGTATGAAATACCTAAAGCCCTGGTTAGTTGCCGCTGGCTTTACCGAAGAGCGCATTGAGGAATTGTTCGTGGAGTTTGGACAGGGCTTTCAAAGCATGTCCCCCGCGCTCCGCGACACGGAATCAATGCTGCTGTCAGGCAAGGTGCGTCACGGAAATAATCCCGTGCTGCAAATGTGTGCCCAGAACGCCGTCGTGACGATGGATCCGGCTGGCGGTCGAAAGTTGAACAAGGCTAAGTCCATCGGCCGGATTGACGGCATGGTGGCATTGACAATGGCCTTTGGAGTTGCGCCGCTTGAAACCGAAGCGGCGGAAGTGGATGTGCTCGCAATGGTAGCCTAGAAAGGCGCGTCAATGCCAACACCTCAGCTAGTTGCCAAGGCCACCTATGAGGAAATCATTCCTGGCGATTTTGTGCATCTAGCTAGTGGCGGACCAATTGGCCTGGTGCAAAAGGTTGAGAAGGGTCAAGCCACAGTGGTTTGGTTCAATGATCAGATGGATCATTCAATGGTCCCTTGGGTTTGCTTGAGGCTGGTGCCTCGCGGAGAAATTGCCTTATGACACAGGGAAAGATGGTCAACCAGATCAAATATACCGCTCGCCAGAGCGCAGAAGATCCGCTGGAGTTCATCCTTTCCGATGAGACCAAGGACCGTTATGGCGACATCATCAAGGCGGATGGCTGGGAGCTGGATAATTTCCGCCTCAACCCTATTGCCCTGTTCGGCCATGATAATGGCTTCCCCATCGGCAATTGGGAGAAGGTGCGCGTCGTCGGCAAGGAGCTGCGGGCAAGGCTGGCTCCGGCCATTGAGGGCACCTCCCAGCGCATTGATGAGATCATCTCTCTGGTCAAGCAACGGGTGTTGAAGGCAGCCAGCGTTGGCTTCAAGCCCTTGGCAGCGGAGCCATTGCCAGACGGCAGTGGCTTTCTTTATACCAAGCAGGAGCTGTTGGAGACATCAATCGTCTCGGTCCCAGCCAACCCTGCAGCCTTGGCTGTTGCCAAGCAAATGCATATTTCCGACGCTACCATTAAGGAGGTCTTTGGCGAGTCAGCCGGTAAGCCTCCGGAATTGGTGCGTCGTTCTACTGGCGTGTCCGCCACTCGTACCAACTCGAATATAGGGAATAAGAAGATGACACTGAGCAAGAGGATCGAGGACACCCAGGTACGCCTTGCTGCCCAGCAGAAGGAACTTGAGCAGCACCTCGAAGGCATTGGCGAAGAGCCCACTGCCGAGGACAATGCCATCACGGCAGACCTCAATGAGAAGATCGGCAATACCAAGGAGAGCTTGGACAATCTGATTGAGTCCGAGCGCAACTTGGCCAATAACGTTCAGCGTGCAGTCGAGACTGGCGTTGAGCAGCGTCCGGGACAGCCCAAGGTTTGGGCCGCACCCGCCAAGAAGGTCGAGCCACTGGATTATATCTTCCGGGCTTTGACTGCCAAGGTGGTCTCTCACGTGCACAATCGCCCATTGGTTGACGCCATGCGCGCTTGTTACGGTGAGGACGTCGCCACCAAGGCGGTGATGGACCGTATCATTGGCATCAATGAGCCGTTCGGTGAGAATGGCTTCATCGAAACCAAGGCTGCAGTGGCGCCTGCCGACACAGCAACGACAGCTTGGGCCGCTGCCCTGGTGACGACCGCCATTGGCGACTTCTTTGACCTGTTGATGCCGGATTCGGTCTACCCTAGCCTTTCCAACCTGGGTGGAAGGTTCACCTTCGGCAGGAACGGTACGGTCTCGCTACCGACCCGTTCAGCCACTCCGACGATCGCGGGTTCGTTCGTTGGTGAGGGTGCGCCTATTCCGGTCCGCAAGGCTGGTTTCACCAGCGTTCCTCTGACGCCCAAGAAAATGGCGGTTATCACCACCATGACTCGGGAGATCACGGAGCGTTCAACGCCGGCAATCGAGGGGCTGCTGCGCAGCATCATCCAAGAAGACACTGCGGTTTCCATCGACAGCGTCTTGCTGGACAACAATGCGGCGACTTCGGTCCGACCTGTGGGCCTGCGCAATGGCATCACCACGGCAGCGGGCACGGCTGGCGGTGGCTTTGCGGCGGTCACAGCCGACCTCAAGGGCATGCTGACCACCCTGGTCACCAACACCAACGGCAACATCCGTTCGCCGGCATTCCTCATGAACCCAATTCAGGCTATCGCCCTGGGCTTTGTGCAGAATGCAGGTGGTGATCTGGTGTTCAAGGAGGAGATCGGCAACGGTCGCCTCAATGGCTACCCGGTGATCCAGTCTGGCACGGTGCCGGCTGGTGTGGTCATATTGATCGATGCGGCGGACTTCTTCTCCGCTACGGACGACAATCCTCGCTTCGACATCAGCGACCAGACCGTCCTGCACATGGAGGACACCACCCCGTTGGCAATCGGTACTGCCGGTGCACCAGCGACGGTGGCGGCGCCAGCCCAGTCCATGTTCCAGACGGATTGCATCGCACTGCGCATGATCCTGCCGATGAGCTGGGCAATGCGTCGTTCGGGCGTTCTGGTGGAGCGCACCGCAGTCACCTGGTAATTGGTTAGGGGCGGTGGTGGTTGTTCCCCTTTTCAGCCATTGCCGTCCCGACGTTTTGTGTGAGTGAAAGGAAATTCAATGCCCGACGAAAATGCGAACAACAAGGCAGCGGCGGAATCCGTTGAGACCAGCCGCAAGGCAGCCATCAAGTCGCGTGACGAGCAGCTGAAGGAAGAGCACAAGGCGTCCGAGGACGCCACCAAGGAGCAGCTCGACCGCGTGGCCAATTTGCGCCCCACCCCAACTCAAGAAGAGAATGATCGGGCCAAGTTGGGCCTGCATTCCGTCGAGGAGCTGGACGACAAGGAAGGCGACGGCTCTCCGGAAGAGCGTGAAGCTTCTGCCGGCAAGGGCACAGCAGGCGCACTCAACCGCTCTGTTTCGACAAAGTAAATAGGTCTTGAGCCTATTTTCAAGGCTCCTGTCGATTTTCCGGACGCAAAATTATGCGGAAGGACAATATCGACAGGGGCCGTACTATTTGCCCAATTCTGGTGGGTGGCTGTCCGAACAGGCTGGCCAGTATTGGAATTGGTGGCAGCTCGGTTATAACATCGAGCAGGGTGGGCGCTCGGCCATGGTCGAGGCGTGCGTTGCAGCTTATGCCCAGACCATCGCCATGTGCCCTGGCAACCATTGGTATTGGGAAGAAGCAAAAGGTCGCTCCAGGGTCCCCACCAGCGCACTGACACGGGTCATTCGCAAGCCGAATGAATATCAGAGCATTTCTGATTTCATGCTCAACCTTGTGTACGACATGATGGGCGGCAATGCCTACGCCTTGGCTCGTCGCAACAATCGGTTTGAAATTGAAGAGCTTCACTTGTTCAACGGCACCACAAGCTTTGCCCAGGTGTCAGAAAGTGGTGAGGTGTTCTATTCCCTCAGCGGCAATGAGGTCGTCGAGCGGATGCTGGGCGGTGTTAAGTCCCTGATGGTGCCAGCCAGGGACGTATTGCACCTAAGGATGCACACTCCACGCCACCCCTTGGTCGGGGAAAGCCCGATTGTAGCGGCGGCACTGCAGATGGCGGCAGGCAATCAAGCCTTGCTTCAGCAGGTGACATTTTACGCCAATCAGGCGCGTCCCAGCTTTGTGCTGACGACCGATCAAGTGTTGTCGCGCGAGCAGGCCACCACCTTGCGTGAGCTTTGGAATGAGCAGTCCCAGGGCTTGAACCAAGGCAAGACTCCGGTGTTGACTGCGGGCTTGAAGGCCCAGCCGCTTTCCACCAATGCGGACGACGCCCAGCTGATTGAGCTGCTCAAGCTTTCAGACCAGGCTGTGGCCAATGTGTTCCGGGTTCCGCTGCAGAAGCTGGGCCTGGGCAACACAACTTATTCTTCCACAGAAGCCCTCAACAGTGATTGGCTGGCTTCCGGCCTGGGCTTTGCTCTCAACCACATTGAAGAAGCCTTCGGCAATTTGTTCAAGCTCAAGGGCCAGCCAGACGAATATCTAGAATTTGACACATCTGCCCTGTTGCGCTCGTCCTTCAAGGAAAGGATGGAAGGCTGGACCGCAGGGACCAAGGGCGGTGTCATTGCCCGCAATGAAGCCAGGATGGAATTCGAGCTCAAGCCGGTCGAAGGTGGCGACGAGCCTTGGGTGCAGCAGCAAGATATTCCGCTTTCTGTGGCGTTTGAGAATGCCAAGAACCCGCCACCGCCACCTCCTCCACCCCCATCTCCGGCACCTGACCCTAATGCGCCAGAGCCGGACCCACAGGCAGCCGCGAAGTTTATCGCAGACTTCCGCCAGCAATTGACGGAGCATTTGGATGCAGCTTGATGCCAGGGCGCTTGCCGCCGAGACCACGGACATCGTCCGTAAGCATGTCACACAGGCCACAGCGCCTTTGCTGCAGCAGATTGAAGACCTTAAGCGTAGCCAAGGGCTGGACCGTCAGGCAATGCAGGATGTGATTCTGGCAGAAATTGCCCGCAATGAGGACTTGCGCAATGCGGAGTTCCGGGCGGCAATGGCAGAAGCCAGAGAGAAATTGTCTGGGTTGGAGCTGGAGCTCCGAGCCAAGCTTGCTGAGCTCAAGGACGGAACTGATGGCAAGGACGGCAAAGACGGTGCCCCGGGGGAAAAGGGTGAGCCTGGCGAGCAGGGCTTGCAAGGCCCACAGGGCGAGCGCGGGGAAAAGGGTGACCAGGGCCCACAAGGTGAGCGCGGCGAGCCTGGAGCACAGGGAGATCGTGGCCTGGACGGATCTACGGGCGAACGGGGCGAAAAAGGCGACAAGGGTGAGCCTGGCGAGCATGGAGAACGGGGTGAGCCTGGAGAGCGCGGAGAGCGCGGCGAACCTGGTGCCCAGGGCGAACGGGGTGATCCCGGTGAGCGGGGCGCAGACGGCATTGACGGTAAGGACGCCTACGTAGGTGAGGCCAAGGGGCTTTACGATCCCAAGGCGGTTTACCGCGCCATGGACACGGTTTCCTTGAACGGTAGCGAATGGCGTGCCAAGCAGGACGACCCAGGGCCGCTGCCGGGAGAAGGTTGGATGCTTTCCGCCCAGCGCGGCAAGCGTGGCGAGCAGGGCTTGCGCGGCGAGCCTGGCACAGAAGGCAAGGCGGGCAAGGATGGCGCACAGGCTGTGGACATTTCCTTGCAGATGCCGGACATGAAATTGATTACCACGTTGGACAATGGCAATCAGCTTGAGGCAGATTTTTTCCCGATCGCTCGTTCTATTCAGGAGCATTTGAATGGCTAATATTGTCGCGAACATCGCCAAGGGCAGGGTGGTCGAATACTACAATCGCGTCAAGGCGAATGATCCTGCCAACTCCGCATTGATCTTGGTGCCGATCGAAACTTCCGGGTTGGAAGCGGACAGCGTCCTGATCGACAAGGATGATCTTGCCGCTTGGCTAGCGGGCACAACCAATGAGCAAACCACGATGGGTCGTAAGACCTTGACGGATGCGGACCTGGTGGCCCTGCCAGCGCCGGACGACACCAATGACCGGTATGAGGTGTCATTGCCCACCACAACTTGGACAGCAGCAACTGGCAATGCTATCTCCAAGATCCTGGTTTGTTACGACAGTGACACGACCAGCGGCACGGACAGCAACATCATCCCGCTATGCCAGTTTGACTTTGCTATCACGCCAAGCGGTGCTGATATCCAGATGACGACTGGTGTGTTCTTCAGGGCCAGCTGATGAAGGTCGGAGCTCGTTGCCAGACCTGCATTCAGTCAACCCGCAAGGGATTGCTGTGGCTGAGTGGGGACGACTGGCTGACTTGTCCGGATTGCAATGGCACGACGGTCATTGATATGGTCGAGGAAAAGATTGCTCCTGTTGAACGGACGATCAGTATTCCTGGTGTAGGGACGGTCCAAGTCCCTAAGCACCACCCACTCGTTGAAAGGCTGCGTGCATGAGCATTTATTCCTTGGCACAGGCTTCTACCTCCACAACTTCCGGCAACTGTGCGGCGGACGTCGCCAGCCCGACCGCCAGTGGTGTTCGTCCGCGCCTCATGGAATATGGCTTGTTCCTTGGAGCAGCCACCGCCTCTATCTTCTCTCTGCGACGCATGTCCGCCTTGGGCACTCGCACCACACCTACAGCTTTGATTGCTGAGGATGTAGGCGATGAAGCATTGGCCGGCATCAAGCTAGTTGACCAGGCTGTCGCTTTCTCGGTAGAACCGACCGAGTTCACGACCAAGCTGAGGGCGATTGGCTTGCCTGGCACTATTGGCGTGGGGGTCATCTGGACATTCCCACGCGGCATCACAATAGCTCAGCAGCTTTCAGTTGGCATCATTCACGACGGCACCAATGCGGCATCCCACTTCCACAATGTAGTTTGTGATATCTAGGAGGCTCTGAGTGGCCTTCAGTTATTGGCGGACCGGGAACTTTGGCGGCGGCAACTTTGTAGCTTCTGCTAACCAAAGTCAAGATGCCAGCATCCGCAACAATGGCTGGGGAGAAAGTCCTGGACTTTATGCCCCAGGGGGTTGGGGTCGTCAAGACTGGAATAAGTGGCTATTTTCTGCCAGCTGCCTGAGGGTTGGTCCTGGGTCAGCCAGGGTTACGGTTCTTCTTTCCACTACCGGAGCGGGGACTTTCACCCTTCCAGGTGATGCAGATGTATCCATCTCGGCGGACGTTATCTGTATTGGCGGCGGCGCGGGTGGCCAAAGGGCTGGGAACGGCGACGGATTCGGCGCTAACGGCGGTTCGGCTGGCGCATGGTCGACGACGACCGGGCTTTCGCTTTCGGGTCTAACGTCCGGTGTCTCGTCGGTTTTTGTCAGCATCGGCGCGGGCGGCCTTGGCGGTACGACGTCGGGTAGCGGCGGCGGCGACGGCGCCGACACATGGCTAAACAAGACCTCGAACGCGGCGCCCTCGGCGACGACTGACGGATGCTTGGCAAAGGGTGGGCCTGGCACTCCTTACGGCAGTTCCAACCCGCTTGGCGGCGCTGCGTCAAGCTGCGTCGGAACATCGAAATTCTCCGGTGGCGCTGCTGGTGGTGGTGGCACAGGAACGGGAGCGGGCGGCGGCGGAGGCGCGGCGGCGGGCTGCTCACTTGGAGTTGGCGCCAACGGCGGCACAGCAGGAAGCCCTGCTACGGGCGACGGAGGCGGCGGCGGAGGTGGCGGGCAGAACGGAAGCACTGGCGGCGGCTCGGGTACAAGCATTAACGGCGCTGCCGGCGGTCAAACGCGGGCGGCAACAGCGGGCGGATCCGGCGGCGTTGGCGCGGATGGTGGCGCGGGTCCGACAAGCGGCGGCGGTGGTGGTGGCGGCTCCGGCCGCAACGTGAATAGCGCGGCTGCCTTTGATGGTGGCGACGGTGGTGCTGGCACTGAGTATTTTGTTGATGCTATTGGGGCATATAGGGGTGCGGGCGGCGGCGGCGGCGGCGGCGGCGGTTCGGACAATACCGGTGCGACGTCCGGCAGGGGTGGTGACGCTGGTTTGTACGGCGCGGGGGGTGGCGGTTGTGGTGGGGCACCGACGACAGTCCGTGGGGGCAATGGTGCTCAAGGCGCGATCTTTTTCTCCTACACTACGTCTGTTGCGTCTGCCGCTTCAATTGCTGTGGGTCTGTCAGCGGAAACAGACACGAGCCTGGCAAGAGGCACCGCACTCGGGATCGGCCTGTCCTCGGGCACCAATACCGCTTTTGCCCTGGGCGCTTCGCTCGTTGCTGCCACAGGCCTTGCGACCGAAACTGATGCTTCGCTAGCTCTATCTGCCAAGCTGCTGCGGGCCACAGGTCTTGCGACCGAAACTGATGCCTCTTTAGCCCTAGGCGGTAAGCTGATAATTGTTGCTGGTCTGTCTCAAGAAACAGACAGCTCTTTGGCTCTAGCAGCCAAGCTTATCAGGTCCATAGGCCTATCTGCTGAGACCGACACCGCTCTTGCGTTGGGTAGTGCGAGACCAGCGGGATCGTCGGTTGAGACCGACACTGCTCTCGCCCTGGTGCAAAAGTTAATCCGCGCTGTTGGGTTGGCCACCGAGACCGACACTGCGTTGGCCTTGCTCCAAGGGGGCTCGGCAATATCTGCTGGCCTCTCGACGGAAACCGATTCCGCCAGGGCGCTTGGGATTGCCAACGGTGCTGGTAGCTGCAGCGAAACCGACACCGCGATTGCTCGTGGTTTTGCAACCTTGGTCGGGGTGTCGCTTGAGACAGACAACTCTCAAGCCTTGCAGCCTAAGGCAGTGCGCAATGTTGGTTTGGCGACGGAAACAGACACGGCGTTTGCCAGGTCATTGGTTCAATCCAGGACTGCGGGGCTGTCGGCAGAGAACGATAATGTGTTGTCGCTCGGCACGGGGATATTGTCGGGCAGGTCTGATGAGATTGACGAGGCACTGGAGCTGCACCCTGCTTCCCCAGTGGATGTTCCTCCAAACAGAACGACCCATGCACCCAACTCGTCTAGCACTACCAAGGCCAATGTCCGCACCAACACCACTTATGCGCCTAGGCGCTCTGCAGCATGAGGTGAAATGATTAGGCTAGATCCCAAGCGGTCAGACGAACGACGGGCACTGGCTCACGATTGGGCACCGTTCCTGGGCACGGACACAATTTCGTCTCAGACCACTACCAGCACTGATCTTACCATCATCTCCTCGTCCATCGTTGGTGGACCTGGTGGCAGTCAGGTGCGCTTCACAATTGATGGCGGCGTGGACGGTGAAACCGCTGAGATCGTGCAGAAGATCGTCACCGGCGGCGGCGATCACGAAACTGAAATATTCTTGGTAGATATCAATGATGTAGAGCTGTTGTCTCTTGGTCAAGTTAAGGAATATTTGGGGGTGTTCACCAGCGACAAGGACCGCTCCTTGATGCAGATGATCACCAGGGCACGCAATTGGATTGAGGACCACAATGGCATAGCCTTGGTGCGGCGACAGTTCACCGAGCGATTGTTGCCCAACAGCAATGGCATAATCCGTTTGGGCAAGGGTCCGTTGATCACCGTTGACAGCGTGGATTATCTTGACAGTGCCAGCCTTGCAGCAACACTCACTCCTACTGCTTATCCACCCAGCACGGAGATCTTCAATGTCGGGGGCTGGCCTGGCGTAGCTTACAATGAGAAGTTTGAGATCGCCTACACTTCTGGCATTGATGAGAAGAGTGTGGATGACCGGTTGATCGGGGGGATGCTGTCACTGATTGAAGGGGAATTCTCGGAAGGCTATGCCTACCCTGACCGGTCCATCCAGGCTGCCAAGAATTGCTGTGCTTATCTGCAGGCGATGGTGGCGTGATCAGAGGGGCATTTGACCGATTGATAATCGTCCAGCACGCCACCGCCACTACCGATGATCATGGCGGGGAAGAGCTTACCTGGACGGAACTCGAGAAGGCTTATGCCAGGGTGAGGTTCGGTCTGGCGGATGAGAAGCGCCAAGCAGCCCAGGAGTCAGCTTCACAGAGCGCAACATTCGAGGTCGCACCGACCAGCACCTTGCTGACGGTGAGTCTGAAAGATAGGATTCAGTTTGATAATGACAATTGGGACATAGTTGAGGTTGCCCCATTGGCCCGCAATTTGTTGAGGTTCACTGCACTGAGGAGCAAGGGTGATGAGAGTTAAGTCTTTGGTGGATCATTCCAATGATTATGGCGTGCGGGATGGTGGCTCTTATGACAAGAAGAAGGGCACCGTCTATGAGATCGCTGAAGAAGCGGACGCCCAGGTCTTGATTGATGCAGGCTTGGTCGAGAAGGAAAAGGCTGCAGCCAAGGAATGACAGTCACTGTCAAAGTCGAAGGTCTGAGGGAGCTTGACTTTGCCTTGAGCGAATTGCCCAAGGCCACAGCCAGAAATTCCCTGCAGCGCAATCTTAAGAAGGGTGCTGTCAAGGTGCAGGAGGCTTGGGAGCCAAAGGTGCCGGTGCTCACTGGTCGCCTTAAGCATTCGATCGTCGTAGGTCCGAGCAGCAAGCTCACCCCGCGCCAGAAGAAGGATGCAAAGAAAGAGGGCAAGTATTTTGCAGAGATGCACGTCGGCACTGCTGATCCGGCCGGAATTCAAACCGAGTTCGGCAATGTCCACCAGGCGGCGGAGCCAGCGGGCAGACCTGCTTGGGACGCGACCAAGGACACAGTGCTGGCGGATTTTGGTCATGACATGTGGACAGACATAGACAAAGTTAGAGCCAGGGTCGCCCGCAAGGCTGCAAGGCTAGCATCTTCAGGGGAATGAAGTGGATTGGAAAGCGGCGCTGAGAGCCAGACTCATTGACGACGGCTCTGTCGCAGCGATTGCGGACAATAGGGTGACATGGGTTGATCGTCCTCAGCTTTCCGCTTTGCCAGCGATCACTTTGCAAGTCGTGACTGAGGACAGACCACAGAGCATGTCTGGGTTCTTGGGCCTTGATAGGGACACAGTGCAGGTCGATGTCTGGGGCGACAGCGACAAGGCAGTTTATGATTTGCAGGAGGCTGCGATTGCTGCGGTCATTGGTGTGAGCAATGCCAACGGCATCAAATTTGAAAGGGCATTCATAGACACGGTTCGTGATCTCGGTGAGCGAACCGATACCAAGTATGTTCACCGGGCATCCATTGATATGATATTCCACCATTCGGTGGCAGCCTGAGAAGGAGGGCTAAAGTAAATGACCACAAACGCTAAGATTGGCTATGGCGCAACCGTCAAGATGGGCAACCCATCTACGCTTCTCGCCTTGGGTGAGATGATTGCGGTTTCGCTACCCAACTCCCAGCAAGCTGAGGTCGAGGCAACTCACTTTGGCTCGCCCAACCGTCGTCGTGAATTCATTGCTGGTCTGATTGATGATGGCGAAGGCTCATTTGAAATGAATCTTGACCCTGGCAGCACGACCGATGCGGCAATCCGGACGGCACTTACCGACGGCATTGCCAGGCCGTACGAAATCCAGATCCCCACGACTTCCGGCACCTGGAAGGTCACAGGCAACTGGATTGTGCGTGGCTATGAGCGCAAGGTCCCCATTGACGACCGCATGACCGCTACACTTACGGTCCGGTTCACCGGCTCGGCAACTGAGGCGGTTGGTCCTTAATATGAGAGCCTTCTTCAATGAGGCTGACGTAGAGATCGCCGACAAGGAAGTCTTGCACCTGGTGCTGGATTTCCGGGCGATTGACGTCATCGAGAGCCTCACAGGCCAGTCAATGGATGTCGTTCTCAAGCAGCTGTTCAACCCTCCCCACAGCCTGGCTGCCAAGATGCTTTGGGCGATGCTGCGTGAGCGGCATGATGGTATCTCGCTAGACCAGGCGATGGGGGTGGTGGCAGACAGTAAGTACGGACCAAAGGTCGGTGCCACGATGGGCCTTCTCTTGAACCGAGCGTATGATCTCGGGGAAGCGAAGGACGAAAACCCTCGGAAGCGGTCTGGTCGGTCGAAGAGTTCCGCAGAGAGTGGATTGCAGCCGGTTTCCGGCCAATAGACTTCTGGAAGGAAACTCCTCGCTCTTTTGTTAACGCAATGGAGGGAGCCGCCCTGGCCGCAGAACGACGGCAAGAATTTGAATATAAGTTGGCCCACAGCAATGCTGCTTGGGTGGGAGCAGCCTTTGCGGGCAAGCTTAAGCGGTTTGATGCCTACAAAGCACCTGAGCCCTTGAGGCATCAAAGCGGCGACGAGATGATTGCCAATCTTAGGCAGCTCAAGGAGATGGGGGCACCAATGTCGATTGAGGAGGTCAATTAGATGTCGGCATTGATTGGTGCTCTGCGGGTAAGCCTTTCTGCGGACACCGCCAATTTTGAAAAGGGGATGAAGCGAGCGGAGAGCGTTACCGCCTCTTCTGCTTCGGGCATCACTCGTACTCTTGGATCCCTCAAAGGAGCCATCGCCGGTTTCACCGCTGCCCTGACTGTGGGTGCTTTCATTCAGGCGGGCAAGCAAGCCCTTGAGTATGCCAGCCATCTGACCGAGCTAGCAGAGACCTTGGGCGTCACATCTCACGACCTCCAGACATTCAGCTATGCTGCTGGTCAGGTCGGCATCAGCCAGGAGGATCTTCAGCGAGGGCTTCAGAAACTCACCGTCAGCATCGGCCAAGCACAGCTGGGGGCAGAGAAGCAGATCAAGGCGTTTCAAGCTCTTGGAATCACCGTTGATGAGCTCAAGGGCAAGAACTCTGGTCAGATTTTCCAGGCGATGGCTGACAAGCTTCAAACCGTCACAGACAGGTCCCAAAGAGCGGCTGTTGAAGTGGCGATCTTTGGCAAAGCTGGGGCTAAGCTGGACAATCTCCTTTCAGGGGCTGAGGGGAAACTTTCTGACTTAGCTGCTGCTGCAGAAGAACTTGGGATAGTGCTCAGCAATGAGCAGATCGCCAATGCGGACCGCACAGCGGACAAGCTGGCGGCGCTGAAGAATGTTTTGTCGGCGAACATTGCCAGTGCGGTGGCCGACAATGCGGACGCGATTTACCTCTTGGCAAATGCTCTGATCAAGTTGGTCAGCATCATCCCCCAGGCGATCAAGGGCTGGGGCCTTTTCATCAGCTACTTCAATGCAGCTGGCGGAGCAATCGCTCATGATATCGGCTCTGGCTTTCACGGAGGAACATTCGTCAATCCTCTGACTGCGATGAAGGATGCGGCCGCAGCTAGGAACAATGCTTCTCTAGCCGCCAGGTTCTCTGGCGACAGAGCGGCCATGCTTGCCTCCAAGTCTGCAGGGGTCAACCTTCCTGATTTTCTAGCCCCAAAGGGTGGCGGTGCCAAGAAGGCTAAAGAAGACCACACAGCTGAAAAGATCTTGCGAGAGAATTACCAGTTCAATCAGGATCTGAACCGTGCCCAGCAGGATGTGCTTCAAGCCCAGCAGGACTTGTCAACTGATTATGTTGAGCGGACCACCCTTAGCATCAAGATTAAGAACAAGGAAAAAGAGGCCTATGAGGCGGAGCTGAATTACAATGTCGCTCTGAACAAGCTGACTGAAGGCAAGGAGGGCATGACAGAAACCCAGGCCGATCAGCTGCGTACCCAATTCAATATTAAGGATAGTCTTGAGCGGCAGAAGATTTTGCAGGATGAGACGGAGCAGCGCCAGAAAGACGTTCAGGACCTCACTCAGAAGGATTTCGAGCGGAAGAAAGATGTTCTTGATAGCCAGGCTCAGCTGGCAGAGACAGCGTCTGAGCGACGGAAAGTTGAGCTCCAGATCCTTGAGCTGGCCTATGAACAAAAGCGCCAGGCGCTGCAGGACATTATCGATCACGGCAAGGACGATGCAGCTAAGGAAAATGCGCGGCGCGATCTCAACAATCTGAATAAGACATTCGCCAATGACCGGCAAGGGGTCATCAAAGGCACTCGTGGACCGCTTGAAGAGTGGGCTGCCAGCATCCCAGACACCGCCGACAAGATCAATGAGGCTCTGCAGTCAATTGAGGTAGAAGGACTTGATGGTCTGGTTGATGCAATCACAGAGGTGATCGGCGGTACCAAGAAGCTTAAGGATGCTTTTGGAGACTTGGCTAAGTCCGTGGTTTCGGACATCTTGAAGATGTCGCTCAAGATGCTGGTCTTCCGGGGATTGACCGCAATCTTTGGCGGCTCCATCCCTGCTCCTGGTGGGTCCATCAATGTCACCAACACAAGCCTACCAGGCTTTGCCGGTGGCGGCGGATTCACCATTGGCGGGTTAGGGGGAACCGATCGGAATGTTCTCTCGATCAATGGCATACCCATGAGTAGGGTTTCCCACGGTGAACGGGTCAACATCACCCGCGATGGAGCAAACGATGGTGGAGCGACTATCATCAATCAGCACTTTGCCCCCAACTTTGCTGGCAATGCCGCCACCAAGCAAGACCTGATCACGATGGGCCAGATCACTAAGGAGCAGACAATTGCCGCCTTGAAGGACAGAAGTAGGCGTATGCCGTGAGCAGAGATCTCCCTGCCCCATTAGAAGCCGATATTGAGCAACCGGTAGTCAGGCCATTCTTGGCAATGCTGATAGACCTGCCCGATCCGGTTTATGTATGGACGGGGGTTGGTACCTTGACCTTTAATGATGGGTCGGGGGTATCAAGGAACTGGATTGGCGCGGGCGCCATTGGGGCCATTGATTCTATCGGAGAAGCGACCGATGGCGGTGCCACAGGCATCAAGGCTACGTTGTTCCAGATCCCTGCTGAGTTCAGGGACGACATTGCGGACCAGGCGGTGCGTGGCGTCAATATGGAGCTTCATGTTGGCTCTCTCAACACGGACTTCCAGACCATCGTAGCTACCAAGTTGATCTGGAAGGGGCGGCTGGACCAGTATAAGATTACAGACGGTGGGGACACGCTTTCCGTTGAGGTGGTCGGGGAAAGTCGAGCGATCGATCAAAGACGCCCTGCTATCAAAAGGTTCAGCGACGAATATCAGCAGCGCAAGTTCCCAGGGGATTTGTTCTTTCAATACGTGTCACAGATGACAGAGGTGCCGATACTCTGGGCAAAGGCGGAACAAAGCGGCACCACCGTCACTGGCGGTGGCGGTTCAGGCGGCGGTGGTGGGCTGGAAGATCGCATGAATATAAGGCTTGTCTGATGGAGCCTGACTGGTCTTTCCATTGCGCTGCCTTTTCCGCCAACCAGCTCGAGAGAGATATCTGGTCAAGCCTGGGTGGCTGTCCGAAAAATTGCCGTGAGGCTGCAAAACTTTACCGTAGGCTGGGGGTGAGGAATTTGAGGGCGGCGGTGGGTAAGGTGCTGGGTCCGGAAATTTCACCTTCCCACGCCATGCGGGGTGACATTGTCATGGCGCAAAATGCGCTTGGGGTTTGCAGGGGTGAGCTGGCAGAATTCATGGACCGTATGCTGCCGATGAAAGAGGTCGTTTGCGCTTGGAGACGTAATGGGTAAGACTGTTGCTGCCATTGTAGGAATTGTGGCGGCTGTAGCCATTGCGGTGGTTGCCCCGTATCTTGCCCCGTTGGCTTTGAGTGCTCTGAGCATCACAGCAACAGCAACAGCGGTAGCAATTGCCACTGCGGTGATCGGTGCTGCCCTGTCAATAGGACTGATGCTGGCATTCAGGGCTGTCGGCATAGGCAAGCCTCCAAGCGCCAAGGATGCAGTTGGACCACCAATTGTTTTCCGTCAATCGATATCGAACAGCTTTATCATCTATGGCAAGCGTCGGGTTGGCGGATTGTTGGTGTTCTTTCACCCACGTCAATCCGGCTCTGACCACTACCGCTACTTTGTCATCGCTTGTGCCGGACACCGCTGCAAAGGCGTGGTCACCTGGATGCTCGGCGATGAGACGGTCACAGTTGGGTCCATCAGTGGAGGCTTGGCGCCTGTCACAAGTGGAAAATATGCGGGTGCCGCCTGGTTAGGGTTTCAACGGGGATTGGCGTCTGAGACTGCCAATGCTACCTTTGTAGCTGAGTGCGGAGGCAAGTGGACCTCTGCACACAAGGGCAATGGCACCGCCGCTATCTATGCTAAGTTCAAGATGACGGACGGTGTTATCCAGGCGGGAATGCCGAACATCACCGCCATAATCGAGGGCAGGGACGAGATATTAGACACGCGGGATGCCACACTGAAATACACCCGCAACGCTGCCTTGATCGCTTATGATTGGATGTCAATTCCTCGGGAAGAAGGGGGCTTTGGGGCGTACGCTGATGAGATCCCGGAAGACGCCTACATCAATGCCCAAGCCAATGTTTGCGATGAAGCCATTGACGGTGATCCGCGCTACGCCTTTGATGCGATACTGACGACGGGCGCTGCACCCTCGGAAGTGCGGGATGCATTCATCGTCAATATGGCCGGCACTTATTCTTATTCGTCCGGCAAGCATTTGATTCGTCCCGGCTATTGGGTGCCGGCAAGTGTGACGCTCAGTGAGGACGATTTGGCAGGGGCAATCCAGGTCTCTCCATTCTTCACTTCTGATACCACTGCCAATGAAGTCCAGGGCACCTATATCAGCCCAGAAGATGGCTACCAGGCAAAGGCCCTGGCGACGCAATCCGTGGGCTCTTCAGACATTCGGCAGATTGAAATTGACCTAGCTTTTACCACGAATTTCCATCAAGGTAATAGAGTTCTTAAGATCATGCTGAACAGGGCCCAATGTGAAAAGAGTGTGGTGTGGCCTATGAACATCATGGGCCTGGGCACAGAAGCGATGGACACTGTGGTCTGCGACACGGACCGTTACAGCCTCAGCAATTATGCATTTACAGTGGCCAATTGGTCCTTGTCTGCGGATTGGGGTGTGGTTCTGCAGATGCGGGAAGAGAATGCCGAGATCTATGACGATCCCACGCCGGTCACCCCATCAACCCCACCAACCATTGATGTTGCGCCGCCGATCGGCACTACGACCGAAACATCACAGCTGATCGCTACATCGTCGGTCACCGGTCTGACCTTTTCCGTCAATACTTCCGGCGTGTTCAACATCAGCAATCATTTCCGGGTGTACGCAGATAAATCGGTCAGCGTCACCGGCAATGCTTCATTCTCTACAGGTGGCGCTGCGGGCGACGTTGTGCTGGTTTATTATGATGACCCCGCCAGGGCCGGTGGAGCGGTAACCTATCATGCCCTTGTCATTGCTGGTGGCGTGGGCGACGCCAGTGGGGCTTATCCTTCTCCTACCAATCCGTATCGCCATTACGTTTGCGGAGCTACGGTTCCTGCTTCCGGCACCACTGGTGGGGGTTCGGGCGCTGGTGGCGGCGGTGGTACTGGCGGTGGCGGCGGAATTGGCGGTGGTCCTGGCATTGGAGATCTGCCATGACCGATTACACTTGGCCCGTTGATCTCATACCGTACGCCCAGACGTTCTATCTTCAGCCACATACAGGTGGCACGGAAAGTCCGTTCAGTCGCCAGACCAAAGTGTACGGATTGTCAGCTCCCAGGTGGGTTTGCTCCGTGATTTTCCGTGGTGGGTATAATGGCTTGCGGGACCAGGCAGCTTATGGTCCCAGACTTGACGCATTGCTAGCCAGGCTCAAGGGCAGACAGAATAGGGTTGCACTTTGGGACTTTCGTAGGCCGGTGTTCCGTGGTGGAGTGCCTTTGGGCATTGGCAATGTGGCAGCTTCGGCTGGTGCAAGCATCATCACCTTTACCGGCCTGGCTCCAGGCACCAAGATTTACAATGGTGATTATTTTGGGGGCGACGGTCGTCCTCATATCATCTCTTCGGGCTTGTTTGAATCAATTGCCACGGTGGCGGACGCTTCTGGCAATGCCACAGTCACTTTTGAGCCTCCGCTTGCAGCTAACATTGGCACCAATGCGGTGATCTTTGAACGGGCACCTGGATGGTTCAGAATCACAGACGATGATGCGGGCGGCACCAATGGAGTTGAGGTCGGCACAGCAGTTGATATGAAGCTAGATTTTGTTGAAGACCTAACGTAGGCTTGAGAGGGACATTATGCGGTCACCTGTCTATTATGATATCTGGGGCGATCGCGGTGTTGCCTTGAAAGAGAAGATCTCGATCGTAGGGCGAGATTTCACAGGGGCATCTTTCAGGGCGCAAGTGCGACTGTTCGCGGACGCTCCTGGCGCACCCTTGATCACCCCAACAGTGGCACTGACTTATGGCGGCACGGACACCGTAGCCAATCACATCACCGCAGGCCGTCTCACCAAGGACGTTTACAATTACATAAATGTCTCAACGGATGCCAAGTTCCAGCCCACGGATTCTGTGCCGATGAGCTTGATCGAGGTATCTGTTCCGGCAGCAAGCATGGTTTCCCCTGGGGTGCCGGCAGCCGATGAGCTGGGGGACGACAGGCCTATGTATTGGGACTTGCTGATTGACCCCACAGGCGCGGAGCTTGAGGACAAATGGGTATATGGTAAGTTCGTTGTTCGAGGGACTGTGACCGCATGAGCGACTTTGACAATCCTCCTGTACAAATTATCCCTGCCGGTTACGGCATGGCCGGAGCCACTGGTCCCACGGGACCACCTGGTGGGGCCGGAGCAAGCTTTGCCACCCGCACAGCAATGGCTGCTTACAATCCGGGCACTTTGAACAATGGCGACCCATTCTATCTGAGCGAGAGCGGTCGTGAAGGAATGTTCGTCGTTGATACTGCCAGCAATTGGACAGCAGCAATCGCGGCGGACACAGCCCAAGGTTTGTTTGTTGTTTCCACGGCAGTGCCAAGCAAGGTCTATCGTCGGATTGTTCCCAGTGCCAAAGCACTCGCTACGTGGTGGGGCGTTTCTCCAACGGCCTCGGCTTCAGCTAATGTCACTGCGTACACTGCCGCCCTGGCCGCTCTCTATGCCATCGCTCCTGGCCTGGGCGGTAACCATTCTGGCGGTTATGGCTTCACAGCGGGTTCCATTGGGCTTCATACCCCTGCTGGGCATTACCAGATCAACGCCGAAATTCCTCTCAAACAGGGCATTGATTTTACTGGAGATGGCGGCACAGGCAGCGACGCCACGATCATCATCCAGACCAGCGCAACATCGCATGGCATTCGCCTTTACGCCCAGCCTTCCCCTGGGGTGGGGGACATGCGTGCCTATGGCACCCGGATTGATGGCCTGTATCTTAAGGGCGCATTCAGTGGAACCCGTGGACCCTATCATGGCATCTATTTCAGTGCCGGCTGCACCATCAGCAATTGCTTTGCAGACAACTGGCCTGGTTCGGGTTTCCGGGGACATGCAAATAATGCGTCTGGGGAAAACATAAACTCCTTCCACCTGGAAAATCTCTGGGGTCAGCTTTGCGACTGGACCGTCTATGTGGACGGAGACAATGCTAATGCGGGTGTAGGTACCAATATCAAAGGTGAAGTGAACCGCTTTGGCACCGTTTTTGATGACAGCTTCCTGGGCAACACCTGGCTGGGTGGGCTGTGCGAAGGTAGTGGCACTACTACTGGTTTCCTTACCCGCTGCGAAAAGAGCGGCCACATCTACACGGTCAAGTATGGGCAGGAAACGTGGTGCTCGACCAATGCCCCAAGCGGCACCACTGCCAGCAATACTGGCTGGATTTACTGGACGGACGGTTCGCCAACCGCTTCTTGCCCGACTTGGACGACCGGTCAGACCTGGTACTTCGCCGCTGCTAATGCTTGCAACCCGGACGACCCCGGTAACACTCGCTCAGTCTTCACCGGATTCTATCATGAGCCTGGAGTCAATCCTGTCATCATGCCAATGGGCTGCACCTACATTCCTGCCCAATTCAACGGCACGCCAATCTTGTTCTTCGATGGCACGCCTTTCGCGGCAATCTGGACGTACAACAACACAACGGTGATGGGCAACGACGCGATTGTGGCCCGCAACTTTTATTCCTATGTTGATATGGCTTGGGGCCATGCTGCTTCTCTAAGCCCGACGCCTGCGCCAGCCGATCGTTTGATCAATTGGGAGAACACTAACTTTTATCACCAGATCCAAGCTCGCTATTGGAATGCGGGTGCGCCAACAAATATTGGCCTCCTCACTTTCGCCCGTAACTTTGGCATCCTTCTGAACTCGCAAATTTCGGGTGGCCAGGTCGGTATTCAATACAACGGCACCACGATCACCAATACGGGGATTGACTACCATCGCCCAGGCTCTGATAATGCGATCAATCTTGGTGGTGCTGGTCAACGGTGGAAGGAAATTTTCGCCGCCAATGCGACCATCAACACCTCGGACGAGCGCGACAAACAGGCGATTGCCAAGCCGAATGACGCGATCCTGGACGCTTGGGCTGATGTAGACTGGCACCAGTACCAGTTCAAGGACGCAGTTAAGACGAAGGGGAAGAAAGCCCGAACTCATGTTGGCTTGGTCAGTCAGCGAATTGAGGATGTCTTCAAGAAACACAAGCTTGACCCGTTTGCTTTGGGTCTGCTTTGCTATGACAAATGGGAAGACCAAGTGGAGCCGGTGTTTGAGGAGGTCGAAGTCTTAGAGCAGGCTGCTGGCGAAGATGAAGAAGGCAATCCCAGAATGGTGCGAGTTAAGAAGCACCAACCCAAGTACGACAAGAAGGGTGTGCCGGTAACCAAGGTCAATGTCAGAGCGGGTGAACGCTATGGCATCAGATATACAGAGGCTCTGGCTTTGGAAGCTGCCCTTCAACGTCGTCGGGCGGATCGGATGGAAGCCAGGCTAGCCAAGCTGGAAGAGGCCTTGAAATGAGTCGCCTTATCGTCCTTGCCAATTACGCTGGCGCTCAAGGTCCTGCCGGACCAACTGGTCCAGCTGGGTCAGGCAATCCTGTCACCAGGGATGTTGCGTCAGCCGCCACAGTCACCCCTGCATTCGGGGAAGACCAAGTCAATATCACCGCCCAAGCGGTGGGACTCACACTGGCCAATGCTTCTGGCACCGCCATCCCCGCTTGGGGATTTTCCGTCCGCATCAAAGACAATGGAACAGCAAGGTCCATCACCTTTGGGTCCAAGTACCGTGGGGTGGGGTTTGCCCTGCCCACCACAACGGTAGCTGGAAAGCTTATGTATATCGGGTTCATCTACAATGCGACCGATGACAAGTTTGACGTGGTGTCGGTGGCTCAGGAAGCATAACCCTTGAGACCTGGCAAGATCCTCCTCAGAGCTGGCAACCACACCGGTGGCGGTGGCGGGGGTGGCGGGGGATCTCCACCAGCAGGAGCTATCATAGGCCAAAATATCTCCAACACCTGGAGCTGGCGCGGCACAGATTATTATGTTGATCGTAGTGCCGGTCGCAACCAGGCTAGGTACATTCCGGCCGCATTTTCTGGTCCGATCACGGACTTGCCAGAAGCCAACATCAGCCCTTCCACGCGCTGGGCCACCTCTCTCCCCAATGCTGGTGCATATCTTATCCAGGAATGGGTGGACAATCTCGAGCTAAACCAGCAATTCGACGTCAGCTGGAATGGCCCGATCACAAATATGTATTTTGACTCATTGGTCACCGTCATCAATGCGCCAAATTATTCAACCAAAACAGCACGGGTTCAGTCCAATCGCACTTTGAGCGATAACCCTCACTCAATCTTCTACACCTTCAGCGGGACGATCTCTAACGATCTCAATCTAAGGATCAAGAAGGTCGGTGATAATTTTGCCGACGTCTTCAATGCCAAGCCCAAGACTGATTTTCTCCCGGTGGTTTCTTCCGGAGGCTTTACCAGATTTGTCAATTGGATCTATTCGGTAGAGCGCAATGGTCTGCGCTCGTCAGGCGACGCAACGGGTCCGACCTGGGCCAATCGTAATAAGCCGGACGGTGGTGATTGGGTCTTTGGCGACGGGGTTCCCATTGAGAATGCCTTGGCCTGGTGCAATGCGACCAATACCAACCCCCACATCAATATCCCTTGGAATGCCCCGAACGATTGGATTGACGGTGTCGCCGGACTTATGCTGTCTGGCCTTAACCCAGGTCTCAAGGCTGCATATGCTTTGTCAAATGAGCCATGGCTGGGCAGTTATCAAGTTCGTTACCAGGCACAGACTGAGGGTTCGCTAGCTGACTATGCGCAGGCGGGCTATGGCAAGACCGCACAGTTCACAGGGTCGATATCCGGCACCACTCTTACCGTCACCTCAGTGGCTTTGGGCGTGGTCACCCCTGGACAGTATCTTGCCGGTGCAGGCCTAGCTGCTGGTTTAGGCATCGGCGGGCAGCAGCGTGTTGCCGGGCAGCTCACCGGAACCCCTGGGGGCGTCGGCACCTACCAGGTTGATGTTTCCCAGACGGTGGCCTCTACCACTATCAAGCAGTACGATTTCAATGCCGCTATCGGACGATGGGGCGAACGGTTCAAGCAGGTCATGGCGCGGATTGATGCGGTGTATGCCGGAAATCTTTCCAAGCGTGTGCGCTTGCTGGAAGCCCAGAATGCTCAGCCAGGCATGTACAGCACTCTTTTGGCCTTCAACGACGGCACCCCGTCAGGCACCGTTCTTTCTTATACCGACGCACTAGCCTCTGCTCCTTATTTCACTCACGATGCCACCTACACCGTCGATACCGTCCTCACCGCCGGTGCATCGCTAGACGCTTTCTTTGCCGCGCTGCCGTCTATGATGGACACAGCCCTAGACAATGCGGTGATGGTCAAAGACATAGCCACCGCCAACGGTCTTGGCTACCAGACTTATGAGGCGGGACAGCATTTCAACTTTAAGAGCCTCTCGACGCTCCAACTAGTTGAGCGTGATCCTCGCATGCGGGATGCGTATCTGATCTATATCCAAAAGTATGAGCGGAAGATCGGGCGGACTTCGCCCATGACTATGTACGGTTACACCATGGGGATTGGCGCTGATGGCACCAACCCTGGCGAGGGCTTTGGTCTCATTGAATATGCCGGACAGACCACCGGCACTGCCACTCCAAAGTGGCTTGGGGTCAAGCAGTACGTCGCCAATACCCACCGCTACCCTACCAATGTCGTCGGCAGTCTGGCGGTAGATATTGGTGTAGGCAAAGCCAATGGTTCCAGCTGCGGCACGCTGACAGAGTTTGTTCCTGGTGCGGTGGCTTCGATCGTAGCAGCTTCTGGCGGGGTCAACCCTGCCGCATTCGCTGCTGGGGATACAAATTTAGGTCCGACCTTAGCAGTCACTGTTGCTGACATAACATTGTTGCCTAGCTCACCGCTAGATTTCACTGTGACGCTGAGACAAACGGACTCACGCTTCATACCGGTGAGTGGTGTCGATCACATTGACACGGTAGTTAACATTTCGGCAGTTGCGGTGCCGCGTGCCAACTTTGAGAGTGGGCTTCCGTCCGGTTGGGTCAGCAACCTGGATGGTCTAGCTCGTACTGGCTACACCCAAACCAACATGGCGGCGAGCGCCCCAAGTCACGACCTGCTGCTCACCAACACCAATGGCTTGGGCAATAAGAATCTGTCGTTCCTTTGGAACACAGACATTGATGTTACCAAGCCGCTGCTGAACACCCACCAGATGAAGCTGAGTGCCCTGTCGCAAGGCTCCCAGGGGATGACGTTCGGCACCCCTGGCACGGGCACTGGCGCGGTGCTCCTGATCGGCCGAACATCATCCGTGCTTTTCTTTGGGGTGGTTACTGGCGGCTCTTACGCTCCTGCGGCGGGCGACGTTGCGATAACTTTCTCTACTAACAAGCACACGCGTTGGTATCGTGACCTTTCAAATGGACACCTGGTCGTGCAAACTGCGTCATCCACCGCACCTGATCCACCCCTGGAAACGGACTATGTCACCCGCTTGAACATCCCATGGCCAGCAGGCGTACCCACCACCGGCAAGGCGGGCATGTGGGTTAGCTACGACGGTGCCCCGACAGCCGGTGATCATGCTGACTTTGCTTATTACAATAGTTCGCCTTAACTAGTTCCAGAAGGAGAGAAGACGATGCAAGACAAGCCGCACCCGGATCATCCGGACCACCCGGACCATCCAGACGTTCCACCTGGCGACACGCCTGTGCCCAATACTCCGCCAGGTGGTCCGCCGCCGCCGCCATCGAGCCCACCTGCTCCGTGAGCTCACCTGAGCTAATCATGCTCCTGGCAGCCGTCGTTGCTGGGCTTTCTTCCGCTTGGAAGAACCCAACAGCGGCGGCGCTGGTGCTGGCATATATTGCTTCTCAATTCTTTGAGTTGCCGCCCAAGCTTTACATCTTGCCAGACATCCTCACCCTGGCGATGATCTTCAGCAAGCCCCGTTATCACCCTTGCGACCCCTATTACACTTTGAGCACCTGGCAACAGCTGAAGTGTATATGGACGGAGCGCAGTCCTGCTGACAGGCTGATCATAACCAGCATGCCCTTGGCCTGGTATTTCTATGCGCCAGTGCTAACTTATCATCAGTATTGGGCGCTGTGGTGGATAGCAATATTTCAATTTGCCGTGGTCAGCATTGAATCAGTTTTCATAAGTTGGTGTCGTCACCGTCATCGTGACGGCCCTGGTGCGACGGAGTGCCCGCGTAATTGGATGGAGGTCTCGGTTGCATGAGAGCATCTTTGACAGGATTTATTCTTGGGCCACATTCACAGCCGCGATCTTCGCAGCTAACCTTGTCGCATTGTTCAAGGCATGGCCGCTCGTCATGTCACGACTCAATGAGCGCCACAGGGACGTCGCCGCTGAAAAGGCTGGCGATTGGGAGCGCATTCGTGCAGAGCGTGATGCCGCCCGGAAAGACCGTGACCTCATGCGGGAAAGATGGGCGCTTTGCGAGGTGGAAAAGAATGATTGGATGCGGCGCGCAATAACTGCCGAGGCTACGCTGCAGGGATTTGGAGAGTGGAAGCAGATGTTGGCTGTGCGGGAAGCCGCTCGGCGTTTGGCCACTAGCAATGAGGACGAAAGCTCATGAGTGCTGCTGCTGACCTGTTCGACGCTGCAAGGGCGTTGAAGCGAGAGCTCACTGGCAACCCCAATATTGGCTTGGACCAGGAACAAGACGTTGATGCTTTTAATGCGATCATCTCGCGTTGGAAGCCTGTCGTTAAGACTAGCCCACCCGTGATAGATCTGACGGCAGGGACAAAGAACCCTACCGCACTGACAAACGCTGCCGAATTTTTTGCCGTGGTGCGGGAAGCATTCGGGGCTTTGTCAGAAGAACAGGTCAAGGGCTTTGAGCGATTGCTCCAGGCGTACGGCGTGGCAGTTTGGCCAATTGCTTATGCAGCATACGGCTTGGCCACTGGCTGGCGGGAAACTGCCAAGCAGATGAAGCCGGTGAAAGAAGCCTATTGGTTGAGTGAAGATTGGCGCAAGAACAATCTTAAATATTACCCTTGGTACGGCAGGGGTGATGTGCAGCTGACATGGCGGACGAATTATCTGCGAGCAGACAAGGAGCTGGGTTTGTGCGGTTCACTAGCCGCCAATCCTGAGCTGGCCTTGCGGCCGGACATATCCGCAAAGGTCATGGTCATGGGGATGGAAGAAGGATGGTTCGTGCCAGGCCACAGCCTGCCGATTCATCTGCCAGGGTCCGGCAATGCCAGCTTTGATCAATATAAGCAAGCCAGGCGGATCATCAATGGCACTGACGCTTGGGAAGAAATAGCAACCAATGCGCTGAAGTTTGAAGCGGCATTGATCGCTGGAGGGTGGCGGTAATGGGCGGGATCACCAACATACTCAAAGGCATTGGCGGCGAATTCGAGGTCGTCCGCAGCTTGGGCGCATTCGGCATTTTGGCCTATGTGCTGGGGGTGCAAATATTCGTAGGCTATGAGGTATTCTATGCCGGCAAGGCATTTGACTTGGTGGCTTATTGCACCGCTTTCCCAGGGGGACTCAGCGTTGCCATTGCCGCTGTGGCGGGTTCTGCTGCCGTGAAGGACCGCCAGGTGGCCACAGCCAGGGTGATCAATGACACAGGCGCGGTACCCGCACCGCCACCGGCTGGTCCAGAAGTGCCCGTGACGGGAGATCAGCACGTTCACAGTGGTCCAGGCATGCCCGAACCCCCAGCAGGAACCTAGCCATGAAGATAGAAATCTTTCCAGGTCGCAACTTGGTTGGTGAAAGGCGCTGGTATTTCCACATCCTCGGAGGCAATGGCGAGATCATGGCTCCGAGCGAAAGCTATGTGCGCAAGATTGATTGTGTGAAGAGTGCAGAGAAGCTGAAGGCCGAACTGCAATTTGCGGACATTGTTGTGTTAGAAGGAGAGAAGAAATGACCAATATGACACAGGTGCGTGGTTGGGCCACTAGTCACCTATTGATCGCTATGGTTATCGCTGCTGCGGTAGGCTTTGGCCTGGGATTGTTATTGTCATGAATCCCTTGTCAGGCCTGACATGGCAGATCAAGGCCATCATTGGCTTGGTGGGGGTGCTGGTCTTCATTGGGATATTGTACGGCGCTTATTCCAAGGGCTATAGCAATGGCAGGGCCAAGGTCGAGCTGGCCAACCAGAAAGCCATCAATGCAGCCATAGTCCAAGACCGACAATCGGCGGAACGTCGCCAGCAAGAGGAGCTGGCATCAGCCAGTATTAGAGGACAGGAGAAGGCAGCATATGAAACGGCAATTGCGTCCGCACCAGGTGGCAAGAATAGTCCCGCTGCTCATGCTCGCGCTTGCGAGCGGTTGCGACAGGCCTACGGTCCAGGGAGTGCAAACATACCCGCGTCCTGCAGACCTGCAAGCGGTAACGGCACCCAAGCCCCTGCCAAGTCCCAACATCGCTGACGATCCCCAGGCGGCAGAGCGGGACAATGCTGCGGTGGACGCTTGGGGCAATAGCCTGCACGATGCAGGAGTGAGGATATGTCATTGGGCGACCGAGCGCGGCTTGGTGCTGCCATTCCAGTGTGAGAGGAAATAGTTATGCTGACCAGGGCCAATATTCCCAACATAATTTTGGCATTGATCGTCTTTGCTGTAGCTGTGCTATTGTTCGCCGGTCCTGGTCATTCAGCTGCTCCGCCTCCGAGCTTTTCGGTGCCGAGCTTTTCCGCTTATGAAGATGCCGGCACTCTGCAAGTCCCTGTGACAAAGTCCAAGAAGGCGAATAGCTATTCAAAGGTACGGGTTGTCACGGTGGACGGGTCCGCGCATGCGGGCACGGATTATCAGGCAGTCGATACCACACTGACATTCGGCAACAACGTGCTGACAATCAATGTGCCTGTGCCGGTCATCAACCGTGCAGATTACCAGCCCGACAGATCTTTCCAGATCAAGCTTATTGCAGTGCGCAATGCTGCTGTCGGTTCGCCGGGCACGATCAGCATTCAAGACCGTGGGTCCCCGCCGCCGGTCTCTGACGTTTGCCCCAATGGCACAGCCAAGCCTCCGAGTGGCCCCTGTCCAGAGGCAAATGCACCCCCTATCGCAGACAATTTCAGCATTGAGGATTACACCGAATATACCTGGTACGGTCCCCCACCCGCTGGCTCGGGCTTGCCGCCCAACCGTGGTGGCCTGGCTCCGGTCAGTCCGGACTCAGTCGGTGCTTTCCGCTTCAACTGTGCGGCAGGGCAGGTGGCTCAGTTTGATCCGATCGTGTTCCCAGGACAGGTCAAGGCTGGTCACCTCCACCAATTCTGGGGCAATACCTCTATCCAGCCCGACTCAAATTATTCGACCATGCGGGTCAAGGGCGGTTCTACCTGCGACAATCGCTCAAGTGGCACAGTGGCGATCAACCGCACAGGTTATTGGGCACCGGCCATGCTGGACGGAGCGGGCAATGTCGTCTTGCCCGACTATATCAATACTTATTACAAGCAAGTTCCGCACACAGACCCTGGATGTGGATTCCCAGACGCCACGACCACCCCCCCACACATCGGTATCTGCACGGACCTACCCAACGGCATCACATTCGTGTTCGGCTGGAACCCGTTGACGGGCAAGGGCGGACCTAATGATCCCAACAGTGGTGATCATTGGGTGATGTGGTATGAGTGCTGGTCAGACCTCATCGGCAGCCCTTCCGAAGTCGCTTCGGCAAGGGGACAGTTTCATTCAATTGCCCAGGTGGTGGCTGCTGGTTGTCCGGCAGGGGACGTTCTGGTCTCGCAAGGCGTCATGCCTCAGTGCTGGGACGGCAAGAATTTGGACGTGCCAGACCACCGGTCACACTTGGCTTTTTATGGCCCTGACGCGCCTATCCGTTGTCCGACCGATCACCCCTATCAAATGGTCGGGGCGCAGTTCCGTCTTCACTACACCACGGACGCTAACTTTGTAGCGGGCAAGTGGCACTACAGCTGCGACATGGACGGTATGGAGGCTGGCACATGCCTTCACTTTGACTATATGGAGGCTTGGTCTCCGGCCGCAAAAAGCCGTTGGTTCCGCAACTGCATTGATGGCCACCTAACCGCTGCCCAGGGCGACCTTTGCGATCGTAAGCAAATGAAGGAAGCCGGTGCGCCGCCAGAAGGCTGGCCACGGCACCGACTGGTGCCTGTACCGCCGATGTGAACCTAATTCACTTCAAATTTCAATATTGTGAAGGTGGCAGGGGCAGTTGCAAATACGCCGTGTCCATAGCCCGTGCCGCCGCCAAGTGTGAACCCTACCCTGGCGGCGTGAGCCATTGCGTCTTCAAAGGCTGCGGGATTCTTGCTCCTGTCGCTGTTCATCACTGCTGACCAATTGCCGGCCATCTTGGCGGAGACAGTGTGTTCGCCAGGCTCCAGGGGTTGTGTCGCAAATGTGGCCCACCAACGGTAGGTTTCAAATGGACCGACACCTGACCAGTCGTCTCCAGAGCGTTGGAAATAAAGTGTGATCAGTGCTGGTGCCCCTGGCAGTGGATTGGTTGATGGGAGCACAGATGCGCCTTGTGGCAGGTCAAGCCGATAAGTGAGGGTGATCTCGCTGGCGCTTGACAATGGTCCTGTGGGACGAGTGACATAGTGAACATGGGTGTTTGGACCGAGCGGGAATGAATCCCCTGTCAAGGTCGGCGATGAGCCTGGGGAATAATTGATACCGTTGATGGTTGGCCCAATGGACCACCCCAATGAAGCTTCAACAGGCTTGGGTGGGCTGTGAGAGCTGTCATTGCTGCAAGCGGATATTGATGCCATTGCCATAGCTATGAGCACAGAGGCTGAAAGGGCTATGGCCCAGCTTAGAATGCGAGTCATCATTTAAGCTCCTGCTTGAGAGCGGCGCGGGCGCAATCCATCATCGCCAACATTTCCTTGTCCCGCTTGGGGTCGATGTTCCGAGTAGGATGCCCAAACCCGTTGCTGGCAATTCGCCCAAGCGCCTCCCTCAGTGCATCAGCTCCGGTATTGAGACGTTCGAGTTCGTCAGCGGCTTCGTATGGCGCTCTCGTGTTCCCGTGACGCATCTGGCCTTCGTGCTCAAAGATGCAGCACCATTGCTTCGGAGACCGCAGCCGCTCAATCAGGCTCGATACGTCCACAGGTGACGGACTAGTCATGGGAGGTGTCCCCGACGTTCTGGGCGATACCCTTCGGGTCCGCGCTCTCGTCTTCGACGGCGCCTGTAGTCGCCGCCCGTTGGGCTTCGATCGCTTGCGCCTGCCTCGCATCCATTGCGCTGAGGCGGGCAACGCCACGCAGCGAAACAAAATCCACATGCTCGGTCATGCCGTCGAGATCGTCCTCACACCCCTTCAGGCTCGGCGTCATTGCGGTTGCTCCTTCAAAAATCATCGAATGCCTCCAGAATGTCAGACAGCACCATCGCTGAAAGACCTTTCTTCTGCTTAAGATTGCGCAATATGTAGCGATCAATTGAATTGCGGGCGATGAGGTCGGTATAATTTGAGCCGCCGATCATGCCACGTCGGTCAATGCGGTCCTCACTTTGCCAGCGGTCCAGCGCATTAAAGCTATTGCTGTAGTAAAGTGCCTGGGTGCAAACGGTCTGAAGTCCGTCCGTGCCGGTGCCCGCTGATTGGGGATTGGCCAGGAACCCACGCACACTTGGGTCCATGATGAATGTCATCTTGGCATTGTGTCTGGCTTCGTCGCTGCCGGTATATTCGGAGAAATTGATCTTGGCAGAGCGCATTGCTTCGGCCAAGATTCTCCGGTCCTCGATGAACCTGGTCCACAAGACCTGCTTGCCTTCCTTAGCATCAAGATATTCCAGGGCAGCAATTGCCCTGGGATTCTTCTCCACCGGCATCAGCCTGATCGGCACACCCCGTTCGTCAATGATGAAGCCATTGGCAATTTGCTGAACCTTTGTGAAGGCGGCGGTAACGCTGGTGACAGGCACGACTTTGCCGTCCGCCAATTCCGCAATCAGCTCTTGCTTGACCTGGGCGATCAGCCTGACCTGCTCCGTCGTCAGATCAAGCAACCAATCTGAATAATGCTTGGGGATATAGCCAATTTGCTCCTTGGTCACGCGGTAGGTGAATGGTTCCACCTTGCGCTTGAACTCATCCAAATTCTGCACACCGGTGACGCTGACCCTGGTGCCCTTGACCGTTTGCAGGCAATACTTGGCCTTGAATGTGGTGAGATATTTTATACCCAAGATGTTCTCGTCCAGCCAAACTAGCTGGGCCCATTCGTCTGTCAGATCCTTGGCGATTGGTGTGCCGGTGAGGATTGTGCGGTAAGAACTGAATGGTTTGAGCTTGAGCATCTTGTCGTGCCGGATGCTCTGGTTCATGATGTGTTGGCTCTCGTCCGCGACGATGTGAAGCTTGCCCTTGTGTGCCTGGCAGAATTCCAATACCGCTTCCCGCGCCTTTTTTCCTCTCAGCGCGTCGTAATTAACAGAGAACCATTTCAGCTCATCCCCTTGCCACTTCAAAATTTCTGGTAGGGGCTTATTGCGCCAATAATCGCCCTTGTATAATGGGCCATGGTCTTTAGGCAATTCGGATTCAATCCATTGCCGGTGCACACCTTTTTTGGTGACGACCAGCACACCGGTGATTTCCCCAGCCAGGAACAATTGACAACTGCGGTCTATCGCTACCTTAGTCTTGCCGGTGCCCTGCTCCATGAATTGTCCAAAGAAACGCTTGCCCTGGCAGCGATTGAATGCCACCAATTGATGAGGGTCAGGCTCACGTTTGAACTGGAAATTAATGGGAATGTGAACGGACTCAAACAACTCAATATCATTGCTTGCCCCTTGGACTTCCAGGGCTGGAAAATGAGCCTTGATGTAATCAAGATTGTGCTTGGTATTCTCAAGCCTCAACCCACCACCCTTCAGCCAATTGCGTCTGCCCTCCAGAGCTGGGAGCATAGCCAGAACGGTCGGCGTGGCCCTGGTCATCAGGGTGATCTTATCATCTTCAAGCTTGGCGATCATGACCTACAGGGCCTGTACATACATTTCTGATGCCGGTGGCAGGAGCCGATGCGGCACGTCTCCCAATCCTCTTGGAGACATTCGGCAATCGCCCCATCGATGATTTCCTCGCGTCCCGGCATATCGGGATCGTGGATCGCTTTCGCGAGCGCGCGATGGTTCATCATTCCCCCTCCTGCTTGAGAGCGGCGTCAGCGGCCTCTAGCGCCTCGTCACAGACGCAACGGTTGCAGGTGATGGGTGCCTTGGTGCAGTCGCCGTAGTGTTCTTCGTTGCGGCAATCGTGCAGTATCTTGGCGGCCCAACCCGCGTCGGCATCCGCCTCGGCCATCAGCCAAGCGATTGCAGCCACATTCCGATATTGCTCCCGCAGTGCATCAGCTTCGGTATTGTGGGATGCGATTGCGTAGCGGGCCTGCGCGTAATCGTCGTTTTCGAGCGCCACCTGTAGCCCGTCGAGAGCGCCCTTCACTTGCGGTAGATAGTCGTGAAGGCCGTCGATCACCTGAGCGGCAAAGTGGGCGTCGTTTCCGTCCGCATTTTCGCCAGCCTCATGCGCCATGACATTGCCAGCGATCAGACGAGCAAGCGGCAACAGGCTCGATACGTCCACAGGTGACGGACTAGTCATGGGAGGTGTCCCCGATGTTTTGGATGCGAGAATGCAAGCAGGATGGTGCCCGCCGCCCTTCTTTCCACACTGGTCACACGGTCCTGCATCTGCGGGGTCAGGGGTCATCGTCCAGTTGTCCTGATCGCAGCAGGAGCCTCGCCAAATCCACCGCCACCATCGGTTACGCTCTCAAGCCAGCGGCGAATGTGGAACAGTTCGCCGGCGATGCTCTCCAGCGCTTCGACGATGCGCGTCTCGTTCGACTTCGGCACGGACACGGCCTTTGGCGCCGCATCGGCAGTCTGACTCGGCCAGTGAAAATGTTCTTCCATCACTCACACCCCTTCAGGCTCGGCGTCATTGCGGTTGCTCCGCTTTGACATTGCCGTGCGCCAGGTCCCAGCGCAGATCGTTCAGGCGTCCGCCCTGGGCCAAATAATCTTCCGTACTGATGCCAGGGTTGTCGATGATGATCTGCAAAGACCGATAGCCATTGCTGTTCTTGCGACGGGGATTTTCAAAGAGCAACATGTCTTCTGGGTTCAGCTTCTCCCCACCAACAACAGGCCAAAGCTTCTGACCAGCAGCGGTGCCCTTGCGGCCGCGCTTGGATGGGGCAGGAGCGATGTCGGGTTGCGGTTGCGTTGGAACGGGCTGCGGAGGCTCGGCTGTGCTCCCTGTGGCCTGTGCACTGGTCTCTGGTTTGATGAAGTAAAGCCTGGGCCCGTCTTTGACGGACGTTTCCTGCACATCCGGGTGCTTGATGGATTTATAGATGGTGCTGGTGGACTTGCCGGTCAGCCTGGCCAGCTCTTTGACAGATGTTGGGGCTTGCTCGAGAAAATAGCGTAGTTCGTTGTCCATGGTCACTTCCTTTCGTTGTCGTAAAGGTACAATTTGATCCTGCGAGCTTGCCTAGCCACCTGGCTGGGCTGGAGGATGTAATTTTCAAGCTCATCAAGGATCTTGAACACCTCATCTCTGGTCGGAGTTTTCATTTGTGCACGCAAAAGAGCAATATGAACACCAGGGCAAATACCGCACCGCCAATTAGCAGTCGCATATCGCGCCTGGTCTCGTCGTTCATGCCTTGAATCCTTCCATAAATGTGCTCTCTGCGAGCGGGGTGAAGCCTGTAAGGACGGCTGGCGTAGCGTGGAGCTACGTGCTGGGCACGGGTGCCGTGGCTGGTGGTGAAGGTGCTCATGATCGCGCATCTTGGATGCTACGGGTGTCACTGTCAAACCAATAGCAACCATCTTCATAGGCCTCCCATAGCATTGGGTGCCATGAGTCAGGGCATTTGATCAGACGTCCGCGCTCAGGATCTGCACAATCTTGATAGCCACGGTTCCAGAATTCATTCCACCTTGGGGAATTGCCAGTGGCGAATTTCATCTTTAGGTCTCCTTTGGCTGGTCGTTCCTTACGACCACAAACCCCTTATCTCTCTAAATTGCCAAAAAGAAAACAATTATTTTGTCACTTAAGGAAAAATTATCGTCATTGGCTTGCCCTGCTTGCGGGCATAGCGGATTGTGGACCAGGTGCCCGAGCGCAGATGCTCCTGGCGGGTCAATGGGCAAGCGATCAAGTGCTCGCATTCATCCACAATGTCACGGTTGCGCTCCAGGTAAGGCTTGGCAGGGCGGACCTCGTCGCACTTTGTGAAGGCTCGGGCTTTGGGGTTCGTAGGCGGGTGCTGGACCGTCTTGATGCCTAGCCCTGCAGCAATGGCATTCGAGGTGGCGTCGGCCCCCACACAATCGCCCTGGTGCAGCTCGGTAGCTCCCAACTCACGGAGTTTCTTACCAACGGCCTCAATTTGTTCGTCGTTGATGCCCTGACCAGTGCCGGTGAAGCCTATGCGCATGATTGTGCCCCTTTGTTGATTGCGAGCAAGACCAAGCAAGCGTCCCAATGGCTCTCACAGGCCACGACAATGCCCCTGTCCACATGGCGACGGACGTCATTGCCGTCGGCATAGCAGTCAATGCCCGCCAATGGTTCTGACCTGGCGGCAGCCCGTAGTTCCCGGTCCTGTCGGTCCACTTATTTCCTCCAAAACAGCTTGCTGACAATGTTGCGGCCGATGATCTTGTTGGTCAAACGGCGGACTATCGGTGTGATAGAACCGGTCTTGACCGCTTGCTTACCTGCCCTGGCATCGGCGCTGAGACGGGCAAGCTTGAAGAGTAGGCTGGTGAGGGTCATTTCCATTGCTCCGATCTAACAATTATCTCATTTCCTGAGCGGGGCAGCACCGACAAACCAGCACTGAATCCTTCACTACGTATGACAACACCGTCATAGCCTTCTTCCGCATAAGCTTGTATCTCGAACTTTGGCCATGTGATCCTCTGGGCTGGTATGACCCTTCCCTGGAGATCTCCAATGTAATCAGATACGACAATTTCTCCAATTGCGCCTGTGGGTTCTCCAAAGGCCCTGCCAGCAGCTTGCTTTGATTCTTCCAGCTGCTGCTCAAGCCTGGCAATGTGATCCTTAGCGAATTTAGGGAGAACATCGAAATTGGGTTTAAACTTGGTGACTGAACGCTGCAATGTCCTGGCATCAATAAAACGATCGCTGGCCTCTTCCAAAGAGCTAAGCACACCAGCGGTATCGATGCTCTGCAGATCGCTCAGTACCTGGTCCAGAGCGGCAATGGCGGATTCCGCAGCTGTTCCCCTGTCTGACGACTTTAGGCCTTCTGGCATAGCATTAAGATATTCCTGCTCGTCGTCCCTGATCTGCTCTACCAGACCAGATATCCTTAAGACCTGGTCAGCCAGCTGAGAAAGATCAGGAGCAAGGGCAGCGATCTCTCGCCTGCGATCTTCATTCACAGTGACTTCTCCACAATCCAAATTTGCAGCACCCGCTTGGAACGCCTGATGGTCCAATCAACCATTTTGCCGTCAACGAATGCCGACACATGGCTTTCTGTGAAGATCAGCGCGTCCGGCATATTCTCCCAAGCTCGCTTAAAGCGGCGCGGGTGATGGGTGGTGACATTTTGCAGCTGGGAGTGCTTGCCTGGGTAGGTCTTGACGATCTCCATCAGCTCTTTGTGGCCAAGCTTGGTGATCTTATACCCCAGGGCCTGCAATGCCCTTTCTTGCTGCCACTTGTAGGTGCCACGTCCAGGCTTGCGTCCCTCAGCAAATAGGGCTTCCTGGACCGTTTTGCCGCTCAGGCCTGTGACTGCTGCCAGGGCGACCACGGCACAAGCTGCTCCGTCGCCCTTGATTTCTTGCCTCAGGCGGGTGTAGAGCTCTGGCACCTTGGCTGTCTTTTTGTGAGCCATCACCTTGCCTCTTTCGCTGATCGCGATCTGTTTATTTCTCGGAAGTCCGCCCCTGCCCTGACAGCAGGGTGGTCGTCAGCTTGCCCCTGCAAAATCTTGGCACGGACAGTAATTGATTTAGGATCATCTCCCCTGATGGAATTTGCACCGTCGATGCGGTCTTGTTGGGTGACTTTCTCAAGCATCACCTTGCCCCTTCCGTAAACCTGACCTCACCACCGACTGCGGGCTTGAACGTGCCGCGCAGAATCAGCGGCACATAGAGCGTCTTGAATACACCAGCGCCGTGCTCCGCGATGAAAGCGTGGAAGGGGAAACTGCCGGGGGCAGTGACGATTGCGCGGGAATCAGCGTCGGCGGCAGAGAGGCGTTGGGCCTCATCAACGTCGCGACAGAAGACCGTGATTGGGGTGATCTTGGTGGGCATTAGCCTTCCCCTCTCAAGATTGGTTCGATGACCACTTTGACCGGGAAAGCTGGAGCACGCATGGGTCCAACTTTCTGCCTGTAGGCGGCAGTTCGGGCGTGACGCTTCCACCAAGCGGCATGCTTGCGGAATTTGGGTGCATATGACTCATCTGCCACGGTGTAGCAAAATTTGTCACCGCACGCATCTTGGACGTAAAAAGCACAATCAGCCACGAGCTGCCTCCATAACTTGGGCAAAGGTGAAAATCCGGCCTGTGCCGTTGTCGTTGACGCGGTAGCCACGACGGGCATTCGCATACGGCATCGGCGAAGAGTGGTCGGGGATCGCATAAGGTGCGATGACCGTGATGCCCTTGCAGGAGAGGCGGCGAAGGGTGGAGGCAGAGAAGTCGCGCATAAGACGCTCCTTAGAGTTGGTGGGTCGTTTCTGGCTTCCCAATACGATCATTCTCGGCCAAATTGACAAAAAAGAAAAGAGAATTCTTTCATTATAATTCAAGCACTTAGAAGAAAGTTTCAAAAAAGATCAAAAAAACACGTTTCTTTTTGAATTGTCTTGGCCGATAAGGGATCTGGCGGTTCACCTTGTCCGCTGCAAGAAAAGGTACAATGAGATTATGGCCAAGAAAGACCAAGCCCTGGTGCCCACGGGACCAGGCGACCAGTCGGTAGCGATCGCCGACGATTTCTTCCAATCACAAGCGGGTGCGGGCCTTGACAATGTCACAGCTGCTGACATGTTGGTGCCCAGACTCACAATTCTCCAAAGCTTGTCACCTCAGCTCAAGCCACGTGACGCTGCTTATATAGAAGGCGCCAAGGTCGGCGACATCTGTGATGTCGGCACCGGCCAATTGTTCCCAGGCACTATCCTGTTCCTACCGGTTTATTACCGCAAGGACTATCTGGAATGGGCGCCACGCTCGTCTGGTGGTGGCCTGGTAGCTATCCACAGCGATCCGGCAATTCTCGAGCGCACAACCCGCAATGACAAGAAGCAGCCCCTGTTGCCCAATGGCAACTTGGTAGCGGAAACAGCCCAATTCTACGGGTTCAACCTTTCTGCGCAGCGGCAGATGTGCTTTATTCCCATGGCAAGCACCCAACTGAAGAAGGCGCGCAAATGGATCACCATGGCCGCTGGCGAAAAGCTGCGTAGGCGTGATGGATCTGAGTTCACAGCGCCATTATTCTACCGTGCTTATGAGCTGGGCACAGCGGAAGAAAGCAATGCCCAGGGAGATTGGGCAGGGTGGAAGGTCGATCGCGGTCCTGCTCTGAATGAGATGGAGTTCGACGGCACGCCTTGGCAAACCGTTGCCCAGGCAGCGGCCGACTTCCGGCTCTCGATCATGGCTGGTGAAGCCAAGGGCGACATCTCCGACATGAACAGCGACATCGAGGGCGAAGTCAGTCACGAAACTGCGGAGATGTAAATGAGCAGTTCCTCGGAAGATTTCAGCTTCGAGGAGCAGGGGGACGTCGCCGCGTCCCCCGACGCTCTGTCCAAGTTGAACGCAAAACTGGCAGAAGCCATTGAGCTCAAGACCATCGTTGATACGATGGAAGAGGACTTGAAGGCGGCCAAGCAGCAGCTGAACAATCTCAACACCCAGGTCATCCCGGACATGATGGCCGAATTGGGCATGGAGCAGGTCACCCAGCGTGGGTGGCAGATTAAGGTCAGCGAGTTCGTCAGTGGCTCCTTGCCTAAGGAAGCTGATAAGCGTGATCTGGCAATCAGCTGGCTGACCATTCACGACGCTGATGACCTTATCAAGACGCACCTGGCGGTTGATTTCTCCAGGTCGCAGCACAATGAGGCGCTGAGCCTGGCGGCACAGATTGAAGAGCAGGGCTTTTTGCCAACGGTGGAAAGCACGGTTCACCCGCAGACCCTTTGCGCCTTTGCGCGGGAACGCCTCAAGAATGGCGAAGCCCTCGACACGGAAGTGTTGGGGCTGTACACTGGCAGGGTTGCAAAGTTCAAAAAGCTGGGAGAGGACTAATGATTTACAAGTTGACCTTTGGGCATCAGACGATGCTCATTGACAGTGAAACCCTGGACCCTGGCGAACTTCGTAACCTCAAGGACCTGGGCCATTGTGCACACTTCACCCTTGAGCGTAACAATCCAGACCGTCTGCCGGGCATGGACCATGATCCGTTGGACGATATCGCTAAGGAAATAGTGGGTGGAAGAAAGTATTCCTCACCCACATTCAATCCAATTCTCAATCAAGCCATTCATCGTGTGAATGAGCGGGGGTTGCAGTGATGGACGCGGGGTTCACACCTGGACCATGGGATATAAGCCTCCAAGGCAACGTCATCGTACAATCCGATAGCAGACAGTTTGTTTGCGATCTGAACGGGGTTGTTGGGCATGATGCCAATCTCATCAAGACAGCTCCTGAGCTTTATGATGTGTTGGTTCTGGTCGATGAAATGTTTTCTTCCCCTGGCAGCATAAACAAGAACTCTGTTCGCGATAAGGTTCGTACCATCCTTGCACAAGTGAGAGGCGAGCGATGACCATCTCCATCATCGGTGCCGGCATGGCAGGGCTGTTGGCAGGAGCCATGTTCCGGCAGGAGGCGCAGATCTATGAGGCTGCCGCAAGCTTGCCGAATAATCATCATGCCCTGCTGCGGTTCAGGTCAGACGAGATAGCTCAGCACTTGAACATTGAGTTCTCCCAAGTTGATGTGATGAAAATCGTCAAGCCCTGGCGCAATAAGATCGCTGAGGCTGTGGGCTATTCACTCAAGTGCAATGGCAAGGCGTCATTGCGGTCAATCCGCTCCGCTGAAGGCAAGGTGGACAAACGCTTCATCGCGCCGCCAGATTTCATCCATCAGCTTGAGGAGCTGCAGACCAATGAGATCAGGTTTGATGCAAAGATCGGTCGTGCATGGATCGATCAATATGATAACAATGCTGGTCCGATCATTAGCACAATGCCGATGGGCTCGCTTATGAGTCTGTTGGAATATCCGGAGCCCCTTGAATTCAGCTACCGCCATGGCCATGTGATCAAGGCGGAACTTGAGCTGCCGAGCGACCTTTGTGCGACGGTCTATTACCCCGACCCAAACACACCAATGATCAGAGCAACCTTGACGAGTGACTTGCTGCAGGTGGAGTTGGTTGAGGAATATGACCGCAACAAATTTTCTCTAGAATATATCATGGCCCTGGTGCTGCAAGATTTTGGGCTGGAAGAATGCAAATATTCGGCCGAGCTGGTGCAGCAGAAATATGCCAAGATCACCGCAATTGATGACCGTGCCAGACGCAAGTTCATCATGTGGGCCACGGACAATTTCAACATATACAGCCTTGGCCGGTTTGCAGTTTGGAAGCCAGGGCTATTGCTAGACGACGTGTTTCATGATGTGCGCAAAATCCAAGCCATGATGCGCAATGGCACCAATTATCATGCGAGGGTGAACTAAATGCAAGTCTATTTGATCGATTATACCGGCAGCGGTCACTTTGACAAGCTGTATGCTGCAAGGCTCTTGGCCTACACAAAGAACACCCGCCTGGAACAATCTCCTTCCGGTCTGGGCAAGTTCATGGACATGCCGGAATCCGACCTGCTGGACGAGCTTGATTATATCAGCAAGACCCTCCGCAGCAGCTGGGAGTTTGTGGATTACACATTCCAGATCGTCGGTGTGACAAGGGCATTCACCCATCAGCTGGTGCGCACCCGCACCGCCAGCTATGCCCAACAGGCGCAGCGCGTCGTCAACATGGGCGAGTTCGGCCACCTGGTGCCGGACACGGTGAAGGGTGACCCCATCAAAGAGGTAATTTGGGACGGGGTGATGGAGACAATCAGCTCTGCTTATCAGCAATTGCAGGGCATGGGGGTGCCCAACCAAGATTGCCGTGGCCTATTGCCGACCAACGTGTTGACCAACATCATCACCAAGATGAATCTACGCACCCTGGCGGACCTGATCGGCAAGCGCAAGAATTTGCGTGCCCAAGGGGAATATGCGGACGTCGCCAGGGCGATGGAGCGGTGTGTGCTAGAAGTTCACCCATGGACCAAGGCCTTTCTTGATCCGGAGCGACTGCAGACGCCCAATTTGGACCAGCTGCTCAAGCAAGCCCTGGGTGACAAGTCACCGGTGGACAAGCCAGAGATCAATGGTGCCTTGAAAGAGCTGGATGGCCTGAAAGGGACTTGGGGGTGAAGAAGCGCCCTTATAACCACATGCAAGCCCAGCTTGATAGGGCTATGAAAAATGCCGGTTGGCACAACTGGTATTTCTCTCGTGGCCATTTCTACGGCTCTGGAAAGGTGCTGCGGAAGCTGATGCGGCAACACAGTTGGCGGAGGAAGCATTGACAAGGCTTGAGCTGCTAGAACATGTCAACCAGCTCAACACTTTGGCCGAACCTGGCGAACGCTATTGGACGGTGACCGTGCTCTACAACACGGTGGTCTATAAAGCTGTTGGCAAAGAAGCCAAGATTTTTGAAGTTGAGAAGGGTGTGCCGGCATGACCATCCCCATCATCGTCGTAGACCTCGACGGCACGCTGTGTAACTCTGCTCACAGGGAGCACTTAGCCAGGGCAGGTGACTGGGACGCATTCCATGGCGCTCTGCTGGACGATGAGCCGTGGCCCGACGTCAAGAAGCTGCTAGAAAGCTTGTTCAATGATTTCATCATGGTGGCGCTGACAGGACGCAATCAGAAATACCAGATGATGACGCTCAAGTGGCTGCAGCGCAATGAATGCGTGCTGTTTGACGAGCTGCTGATGCGGCCGGACGATTGCTATCTTTCCGACACTGAGATCAAACCTCAGTTGCTGGACGAATTTCTCGAGCGCAATGGCAAGAGCCACAGTGATGTGCTCTTCATTCTCGAGGACCGAGACAAGATGGTGGAGACTTGGCGTAATTTAGGCCACACTTGCTACCAGGTGAGGGCTGGAGGATATTGATGATTGAATGGCAGCCAATTCCGTCAGAGGTCGATATCTCCAAGGCTCCGTTTAATGGAGATGAGGTTCTTCTCTATGCCGATAGCGCTACCGTTAACGTGGTTCGCCTAGCGTGGTGGGACAATGGCGATGACGAAGGATTTGGCGGACCTGAAGACTTGGGCTGGTGGAGTGCTAAGCATAGCGTTACATCGGAGCATATTCACGACGCACCAGGTTGCAAATGGTCGCATTGGTCACCGTTCAGTCCTCCCGAGAATACATCATGACATTCTGGGAGCGCGGCGGGTGCTGGTTGCTAATGGCTATGCTGTCGATTGGATTTTGGACCACACTTTTGATATGGGTGAACAAGTGAGCACGGACTTGAAAGCGGCAGAGATGGACCAGGCCTTTGAGAAAAGGTTCGGGGTCAAAGTGGAGACGGTTTGGAATATCTTTTCAAACAGTTATGTCACCACCACGATGGAAGACACCGAAGCAGGGTTGATCCCCGAGCAGGTAGGATGGCTCAAGGGTTGGAGCGATAGGAGTTCACAGGCATGAGTGATTTCGTACCCAAGGCACTGGAACAGGCAGCGAGCTTATACCGTGGCCGCAATGCCCTGTACGGCGACAATTACAAGAATTTCGGCAAGCTGGTCGAGGTCCTGTTTCCGGAAGGAATACCGTCTGGACCTATGGAATCAATGATCAGCTATCACAATCGCACAGGCGTATTGTTCATGGTGCTCAGCAAGCTGTCCCGCTACTGCGCCAACTTTGGCGATGGTGGGCACTCTGATTCGCTGGATGATTTGGCGGTCTATGCCATGATGCTCAATGAGTTGGATGAGGAGATACGGGCAGAGCAGAAGTATCACGAAAGCCAGAACACCAACCAGGTGGAGGGCCAAACATATAGTGCAGGCCAAAATACCACCCAGGGCGGCGGGATCGATCCGGAATGAGGGCGTTCGTGTTCGACACGGAAACGACAGGGCTCGTGAAGAATAGCCTCATACCCTTGCCATCCCAGCCCAGAATAATTGAATTTTTTGGTAACACGGTGGACGATGAAACAGGGGAGGTGATAAATGAAATCGAATTCATTTGCGACCCTGGCATTGAGCTACCGCCAGAGATCACCCGCATCACCGGCATCAAACCGGAAGACATTAAGGGTGCAGGTCCGTTTAAGCAATATGCTCCCCAGCTATGCCAGATTCTTGCGGAGGCTGATGCTGCTGTTGCTCACAATCTTAGCTTTGACAGGGTTCTGGTGGAGTGTGATTGTGCTCGTGCTGAAATTGTACCATCATGGCCTAACCGGATGATCTGCACTGTAGAGCAAACAGAGTGGATCAAGGGCCACCGGTTGAGCCTCACAGACCTACACAGTGAGCTATTTGGGGAACCGTTCAAGGGCGCTCACCGTGCCAGGCATGACGTTCAAGCCCTGACCAGGTGCTACGTTGAATTGAGGAAAAGGGGTGAGATATGACCAATAGTCGTAGCGACAGGGTGAGCCTTCTAGCAAAGAAGGTGATGGTCCTCAAAGAATGCAGGGGCATCACATATTCCCAAATAGCAACTGAGTGTGGTGGACTTAAGATTGGCATGGTTGCTGCGAGGATTTCTGGACTGGTAAATTGCCATTCAATCCGGCCTGATCTCGAACCCCATGTTCTGGCTTGGGTGAGGAGGCAAGGGCTGTGACCAACATCAAGGACGACCTGGAACAAGCCATGCGCCTGGTGGCGCCGGTCACTGCCAGCATCGGCTTGGCCCTGGAATGTAAGACCTTCAGACGCAGCACATTGAAAGGGTCAATCGCGGCATTGCGCAAAGCCGCAGATTTGTTGGAGGGGATCAAGTGAATGTACGGTAGGAGCTACCAAGTCACCTATTGGGACGACCCAGGGGTGAGTTATCCCGGCAAACATTGGGTGGTGCTCGAGATCACTTGGTCCTGTGCGGAACGGCACCGCGCTGAAGTCATCAGTCGCCATTCTGACCGCAAAGAAGCAGAGACGATGGCAAAGGTGCTTTGGGAGGCGCTAGGTGATTGACGCTCGTACCAAATTCAAATTCCTCGGCAACAGATCCGTCGTTGAGGGTGCAGGGGTAGGTCTTGAATGCCATCACTGCCAGGTGAGCTGGGGCGGTTGTGCGGCTGAGTGCTGCTGCCCGCAGTGCGGAGCTCCCAAGGGCTATTGGGGTGAAGCCTTGGGCAAGTGTTTCTGTGAAGAGTGCGGTGGACTTCCAAATGCTCAAGATTAGGACCGGCTATTCCTTCCGCGCTGCAGCGGGCAAGCTTGACAAGGTGCTGGACCGGTTGCAGGAGCTGGGACACACCAACGCACCGATCACCGACAGGGCATCAACCTTCGGCTTTTACCGTTGGAAGAAGGCCTGTGAAGAACGGGGCATGAAGCCATGCTTTGGTGTTGAGCTGGCGGTCACTAGCTCCATCAACGCTAAGAAGCCGTCGGTGGATTATTGGACGTTCCTGGCAAAAGACAGCATTGAACCCCTCAACTTTCTGGTCACCTTGGCCACCCAACAATTCCGCTACCAGCCATTGCTGCGGCTTGACCAGGCTCTGGAAGCTGAGGGTATATTCAAGATGGTGGGGCATCGCCCACCCAATGAGCTTTGGGAGCTAGACGCTCTGCCCGACGACACAGCCATTGGCTTGATGCCGAGCACGCCTGTAGCTGTTGTGAAGCGAGCACTCGCCAAGGGCTGGGCCTTTGCCGCCAGCAGCGATAACCGCTTCCCCAGGGCAGAGGACCAGGGCTTTTACGAGGTCGTGGCAGGACGCAATGCCGAGAGCCAGACCTATCCGCAATGGATCTTGTCTGAAGAGGAATGGCATCAGTCTATCGACCATCACAGCTTGCCCGAGATGACGGTGCGAGGGGCATTGGCCCAATCAGAGCGATGGCTCATGGCTTGCAACGCCCAGCTGCAAAAATCATCACTGCCAAAGTTCCAGGCGGACAAGACCCTCAGCGAGATGTGTCTGGACGGGGCAAAGCGCCTGGGTGTGAACCTCAAGGACAAGACCTATTCTGCCAGGCTAAGTAAGGAACTCCAACTCATCAAGGCTAAAGGCTATGAGGACTATTTTTACATCGTCGCAGACATTTGTACTTGGGCACGTAGCAGAATGCTGGTGGGACCAGCACGAGGTTCGTCCTGCGGTAGTCTGGTTTGCTATTTGCTCGGCATTACTACTGTTGATCCTATACCTTTTGGGCTGATCTTTGAAAGATTCGTAGACGTTAACCGGTCTGACATGCCGGACATTGACATTGACTTTTCTGACCAGCAAAGAAGCCAGGTGTTCCGCTACATAGAGCAAAAATATGGGCAAGAGCATGTAGCCAGGTTGGGCACGGTGGCAATGTTCCAGCCACGCTCGGCGATTGCTGAGATCGGTATGGGGTTGAACATACCCAAGTGGATGTGCGACGCCCTGGCGGAATCAATGCCTGCCTTGAGCAAGGGCGACAGCCGCTCCGGCACCGGCATCAAGATGGGCCTGCAAAGCAGCGACATCGGCAAGCGCATCATTGAAAACTACCCAGAAGCCTGGGTGATGGCAGAAGCGGAAGACCACCCGCGCCACTACAGCCAGCACGCCGCAGGGATTGTGATTTCAGAACAGCCAATCGTCAAATATGTAGCGGTGGACCACAGGACAGGCGCCACCATGTGCGACAAAAAGGACGCAGAAGATGGCTACAATCTACTCAAGATCGATTGTCTCGGCCTCACTCAATTGTCTGTGTTTGAAGACACGCTCGAATTGGCTGGATTGCCAAATAACACACTGGAAGGCCTTCCCCTGGATGACCCCAAGGCCTTTGATGTTCTCAATGAGGCTCGGTGGGCGGGAATATTCCAGTTTAACGGCCAAGCACTTCAATCTATCACTAAGCAGTTCCGGGTGGATAAGTTTGACGACATTGTCTCGGTCACCGCTCTCGGACGTCCTGGACCCTTGGCATCTGGCGGTGCTCATGAGTGGATTAGGCGTCGTAACGGCACAAATCCGGTTGCCTATCCCCATCCGATCTTTGAGCAATATTTGTCTGATACCCTGGGGATTGTGCTCTACCAGGAACAGGTGATGGAGATCGGCCGTAATGTGGGTGATCTGTCCTGGGAGCAGGTAACGCTGCTACGCAAAGCCATGAGCAAATCGCTCGGCAAGGAATATTTTGACCAATTCGGTGATCCTTGGAAAAAGGGTGCGATATCCAAAGGGGTTGACCCATCGGCTACAATTAAAATCTGGGACGACTTGTGTGCTTATGGTGCCTGGTCATTCAACAAAAGCCACTCTGTGGCGTACGGACTCATCAGCTATTGGTGCTGCTGGCTCAAGGCCTACCATCCGTTCGAATTCGCGGCCGCAACGTTAACGCACGAAAACAACCCCCAGCGCCAGATCCAGCTGCTGCGGGAAATGAAGGCTGAAGGCTATGACTACGTTCCGGTTGACGCTGAGTTATCAGGACGTAAATGGGCAGTGGGTGGACATGGCAGTGAACGTCACCTCGTTGGACCTTTGCATAATGTCAAGGGCATTGGACCAAAGCTTGTCAATCAAATTATCGGAGCGCGGAATCGTAATGAGCCAATGCCGGACAGGGCAAAGAAGCTCCTAGAAAACCCCAAGACCGACATAGACAGTCTTTGGCCGGTGCGCGACGGGTTCCGTCGTCACCTGCCGGACCCGTTGGCTAAGAACATCGTCACCCACCCCACTCCGATCATTGATGCCCAGCCCAATTGCAAAGACCAAGAGTTCTTGTTCTTCTGCACCCCGACCAAGATCAACCCCAGGGACGAAAATGAGATCGTCAATATCGCCAGGCGCGGTGGCAAGCGCATTGACGACGGTTCGCCTACGATCAGCCTAAACCTACAGTTGACGGACGACACCGACACTATCTTTGGCAAGGTGACCAGGTGGCAGTTTGAGAAGCTTGGGCGACCGATCGTGGATCATGGACGCATCGGTAAGGCACTTTACGCAGTGAAGGGCAAGATGAGGGCCAATGCTGGCTTCAGAATGATAACAATCAGCAATGTGCGGTTCATCGGCGACATGGACAAGGGCGTCGGCACTGCCGAAACCCGCGACCAGGGTGGCGGCGGGTCCGACAGCAATAATAGTGGGATTGGGGAATAGGATGTCAGCGCGGCATGTCTTTCCAGCGCTCATCGATTTCTTTCTGCTGGCGGGAAAGCTGGCGGAAAGAAGCCATATAGCCGAGCATCGCTTGGTGAACATTGGCGGCATCAGTCCATTGCCCCAGGGATTCATGGGTCTTGCGCCAGTTGCGGCAGATCTTGGCCTGGGTGAGACAGAGTTCGCGGGAGCGACGGAGGAAATTCTTGGTGAGAGGGTGGGACATCACAGAACTCCATTCTCTTTTGCGAATTGCTCTTCTGGGGTGGGGATGTGGAGGCCATCTAGCCTGGGGATGATGGACATTGCTTCTTCAATGGCATCACACTTGCGAGACCAAAGCCCTGCCTCACGCACCATTTCACCAGTTGACCGGCGACGGATTTCACAATGCCACTGATCGCTGCCATAATAAGGACCCCGCACGATATTGGCGTGAAACCACTCGCCAGAGACCACATACCGTCCGTTAAGAACCTTTGTCGTTTTCATGGCCAATCCCCCCCTCAGTCAAGACCGACCGGCTTGTCGGCATAAACAGGACGCACAGTGGCTCGGCGCTGGCCGAACGAATTCGACCGGTAAGTGCGATAAACACCACCAAAATTTGATTCTTCGCGCCTGGTCGAGCAGCCATCGATATCGTTGTGCTCGCCAACAAACAGCTTTGCTTTGGCGATTGCTTCATCGAGATCGGAGAAAAGCTGGACCATGTCGTGGCCCTTGGCGATCTGGCGATATAAGAACATTTCATTCTCCTTTTGGCTGGCTTCCTTCGAAGCCATAACCCCTTATCTCTCTAAATTGTCAAAAAGAAAACAAAAAAAGCACTTTTGAGCAAGATTTTTGAAAATACCCATTTTGGATCCTTTCAAAGAAGAGCGAAAAGAAACTTTCAGCGGAACCAGTTTGTAGGGAGTTTTTGTGAAAATACGCGAACTGACTGACGTTCCGGCAATCAGGGATTACCTCAATAGGGTGGGGGCGCAACCCAGGAGCCTGAAGTCCGCAGTAGTCAAGCAAACAGCCGGTAAGTATTGGAAAGACCTGGCGGTAATCAGGTTCACAAAGGCCGGTGACGTTGAATGCTCCACCCTTGAGCATTCGCCCACGGACCTTGAACGGCAGTTGATTAAGGACGCGCTGAGCACCGTCACATGGCCAGAGCTCAAGAAGATGGTGCGATTGATCGACCCACCGCAGATGGTGAAAGATGCTGCGCCAGAAGATGTGTTTGAGTTCCGTGACAGGGACGGACAGATCATCATGGTGCAGGTCAAGAATGAGCTGCCGAGTGGTGACCGCTATTATGCGCCCTGGACCTATTGGGACGATAATCAGTGGCGCATGTGCGAGCCTGACGGGCCATTGCCATTGTTCAACGCCGACAAGATCGGCGAGAACACCACCGTATTCATCCATGAAGGGGCCAAGGCAGCGCGGCAGATGCAGCGCATGGTTGATGGGGAGGACAAGGTTCAACGGCAAAAGCTGAACGATCACCCCTGGGGACTTGAGCTCAGTGGGGCCTGCCATGTTGGGTGGATTGGCGGCGCTCTGTCGCCCTACCGCACTGACTGGTCCGTGCTCAAGGCGGCGGGCGTGAAGCGAGCCTACATAGTGGCGGACAACGACGCGCCTGGTAGATCCGCAGTTCCGGCCATATCCAAGCATTTGCGCATGCCGACGTTCACAGTGCAATTCACAGACGAGTTTCCAGGTTCATTCGACCTGGCTGACCCATTCCCCAAGAAGATGTACAGTAATGGCGCGGGGGAAAAGGTTTATATAGGACCAAGCTTCCGCGATTGCCTGCACCCTGCCACCTGGGCCACTGACGTCATCCCACCAGCTAAGGAAGGTGGACGACCAGGCCACGCTTTGCGGGACAGCTTCAAGGGCATGTGGGCCTACATAGAAGAAGCAGACATGTTCGTCTGCACAGAAATGCCGGAGATCATGCGCAATGAATCTATCCTCAACAAGATGCTTGCTAGCTTTAGCCATGTTAACGACACTTGCCGCCTTATCATCAAGGCGTATCAGGGCAGAAGCACGCGTGTCTGCTATCGCCCTGACGTGGTTGGTCTCAAAGTCACTTTCCGAGGTTCGAGCGCGATAAATTTGCACGTGCCTGGCAATGTCAAGTCCCAGCCTGGCGACCCCAAACCGTTCCTGGATTTCATTGATTACTTGTTTGTGAGTGAGAGCGAGCGAGTTGAGGTGCTGCGTTGGCTGGCCACGCTGATCGCCAGGCCTGACATAAGGATGCTTTATGGACTACTGCTTATTTCCGAGCGCCAAGGCGTCGGGAAAACTACGTTGGGGGCTAGCATCCTCGCCCCTCTCGTCGGAATTCAGAATGTGGGCTTTCCGGGTGAAAGCGATGTTACCTCCGCATTCAATGAGTGGGTGGCTCATAAAAGGCTGGCCATTGTATCTGAAATATATTCAGGACAGTCGTGGCGAGCATATCATGCTCTCAAAAGCGTCATCACTGACAGAGACATTACGGTCAACCAGAAATATATGCGTCAGTATGTCATTGAGAACTGGTGTCACATCTTAGCTTCAAGCAATAGCATGCGCGCATTGAAGATGGAAAATGACGACAGGCGATGGTTCTACCCAGAAGTGACTGAGGTGCCTTGGCCACGAGATAAGTTTGATGCACTACGCAAATGGCTCAACTCCGGTGGCCTTGGGGTCATCAAGCATTGGGCAGAGAATTGGGGCAATTATGTGCTGCAATCAGACCGTGCGCCAATGACAGACCGCAAGCGGGAGATGATCGAGGGCAGTAGGTCTGAGGCACAGCAGGAAGCGGCAGCCCTGGCTGAAGCTCTGAAAGAGCTAGGCAGGCCGGCAGCCCTGTTGATCAAAGACGTTGTAGGTTGGTGCCGTACGCACGTTCAGGGCAGGGTGTTCGACACGGATTATGAATTGCGCAAGGCAATGGTTGAGTGCGGGGTGACCGCTTGGGGCAAGCGCATCAAGGTGGGTGGCAGGCTACAGTATGCGGTGATCAATCCGGCGCTGCTGGACCTGGCTCAACGGTCAGAGGACCAGACAAGTTGCATCCGCGAGCATTTGGTCAAGTGCACGGACATTATGGATGGGGAGATGTGATATGACGGAAGAAGCCAGAATATCGCTGTCAGAGTCAGAATGTGCTCGGATCATGGCGAGCGTCAATTGGTTAATGGGGTTCGTCCAAGGCAGGGGATATGAAATCCCGGACGAAATGGTCAATCGCTTTGCGCCATTGGCCAAGCATGCCGGTTTGGAACACATGACTGGACAGATAAGGTCATGATCGCAATCCTCACCGACAGGGTCGAACGGGCAATCAGCCAGCTCAAGGCCGAGCGCACCATAGATGAATATTCAACGACCAGGCGTAGGGGCACGTTTTGCAGCGGCAGGGAGTTTGTGGTCGTTACGCTGCCGGAACACCTGGACGGCGTGAGGCTGAAAGACTACCGTGTGATCGGCAACGTGGACAATTTGCTGATTGACCATGCTAGAGCGAGGATGGTGGGATGAAAGCGGGCATAGCTGTTGATGATTGGAAATTACCGATATTCCGCAAGCGCCTGACGGAAGCTGGCTTCAAATATGAGGACGCTGGTGAGATGACGCCAAACGTCACACTGCTTAAGGTCGAAACCGACAATATGTTCAAGCTCAAGAATGTGTTGGAAAAGTGCCAGGCTGAGTGTGCCAGGAGCAAAAAATGACCAGCCCACTGATTGATTGCCAGTTCACGGTGGACCAGTCGGAGCTTATTCAGCCGGTACCAGGTGGGCAATTGGCTAGGCAGCAAGGGTGCTTGTGCCCTGTGCAATATGCGGAGGACATTTATTCGTGGGTGATGACGGTGCACGAGGAATGCCCGTTGCACGGAGCAACCGTCATTTTTGAGGTGGTGTGATGTCGCGGTTTAGCAGGAGATTAGGTGATGAGGCTTGATGGCAAAGTCAATGACATAAAGCGTATTCTTGCTAGACAGACCAGGAACGGACAAGATCAAGAGGAGAAGCGTGTATATGGCTTGACGGTGCGATTGCCCGACACATCACTGCAAGCGGATTACAATTACGGCTATGGCAGCATGAGCTTCATCCTTCACGGAAAGTCCATGAGAGATTTTGTGGACCTTGGTGGCGAAGTGGATATTTACGTGGTTCCAAAGGGTCTAGGACAAGATGTGCCCCAAAGAGAGTTCGAAGACCTGCGGACTAGGACCTATGAGCTGGAGGGCATGGTGGAAAGCCTCACCCAAGCCAACGAGCTATTGAAGAACAGGAACCAGATCATGCAGCAAGAGAGCCAAGCCATTCATCAAAGGTTGAAAGTGGCTATGGATGAAGTCATGCGGCTTGAAGCTAGGATAGGCATTCAACCTCCTGCTCCAGCACAATTGACAGATGAAAGGTGACGTCATGAAATTCCTCTCTTTCTTCCGTCGTAAGCCACAGTGGGTGCCTCCTGTTGGGGACGGGACCGTTTTTGGCAATTGGTCCCCTGGCGACCTGGCGGTGTGCATCATGGACGGAATGTGGGCCGATTTCAGTGATGGTCATATCTATCCTTTAGGCCCAACCAAAGGTGAGGTGCTCAAGGTGGCTGGAACAGGGTTCGTGCTTAATTGGCACGTGCTCTATTTTGAGAAATACGGGATGGAGAGCGGGTTTGTGGCGCTGAACTTCCGCAAGGCTGTGCTGGACAAAGCAGAGGCCTGTGAGGAAGATTTTGTTAAATTGCTGAAGCGGTCAAGGCAGAAGGTTGGTGTGTGATGGATCACCCAATCATCCTGAAAAAATCTGAGGTCCTTGAAGCCATTCACAATAGCCTTATCGATCTCCCCATTTCTTCATTTCAAGGACAACCTAAGCCTGGTGATGAACTTTGGGTGTGTGAAAGCTTCCGCAGGTGGCGAGGCAGTGCAAGCGGCAAGACGATTGTTTATGACGCTGATGACCGATGGATTGATTATGGCTCAGGGGAAAACTTCATCGACAGAGTGACATGGTTGACTCCGTCTACCCCGCCCAGCAAAATGCCGAAATGGGCATCGAGATTGAGACTGAGGGTGGAACGGGTTGAAGAGCGAACAGTCAAGTGTTCGGTGGTGATTGTAGGGTGATTCTCTCTGAGGACGATGTCCGTGCCTATGTGCGTGAGGCGAGCGGCGGTAAAGCCAGGTGGATTGAGCCCGCTTTAGGGTCAACGCCTGGACTGCCGGATTGCTGGGTGCCGAAAGGCAAGGGGATTGGGCAGGTGCACCTTGAGCTAAAATGCGGACAGATCAAGAATGGTAGGCTAAGGTTCAAGGTCCGGCCGGAACAGAAAAAAGAGATCAAGCGGATGATCCAGGACGGTGTGGTTGTTGGCTTCTTGGTGGGCATTCAGGACACCCATAATTGTGTGTTCATGGCGGTGACAGGCGACAGTTTGGGTGGCAATGTGGGACTTTCCGGTGATGATACCCCAAAATATTTTGCCGATGTCAGAGAAATTCGACACTATGGATTTTGGCTCGGAGTTAATTTCATCTTTTCTGACTGTGGTGAAAAACTGTGAAATTTTTGGGTTATTTCGTCACTTTATAATGGTCTGGATGATGGGGATGGATGGATCATGGTTGGACTGAAAACATTGAAGAAATTTGGGTCGTTTGGGTTCGTAGTTCGGAAATTCCTTTGTAACCCAAAAGTTGGGGCCCATTTTTTTAGGTGGTTCCACTTTCTCCTTCCTTTCCCTCGTTGAGACCAAGAGAGAAGAAATTTCTAAACATGGAGTAGAGTTTTGAAACAAGTGAAAATTCCGAACTACGAACCTACCACGTGGGATTGCGATTGGCGTGGTAAATGGCTGGTGTTGCGTTGTGCAAACAAGAACACCACCGCCCTGGCTTCCGGCCTGGCGATCAAGGGATTGAGAGCTTGGACCCCGATGTGGGTGAGACGGGTGCGCTATCCCAGGTCTAACAATGCGAGGTCTTTGACGTTGCCTTGCCTGCCCTCATTCGTGTTCCTGGCGGAAGCGGACGCTGTTAGGGCTTTGGACGCCGCTCAAGCTATGTTGGTGCCTGGGTTCTCGGTGATGAAGAGCTATGGCATGGTGGTAAGGATAAAGGATAATGATTTGCAAACTTTGAGAGACATCAGTGATACCACTCCCCGTAAGGACGACAAGGTGTTATGGCCTGATATTGGCTCTGAGCAGAAGATCATTTCGGGAGCGTTTCAAGGCTTGGTAGGCAAGGTGGTAGGCAGGACCAATCGGCACTGTTTGGTAGAGATTAACGATCAGCAATTTCCGGTTGTCAAAATACCGCCTTTTCTTTTGGAGATTTTCAAGGCAGAATAAGTGCTCACTCGTCGTTAGGTTTCCCAGAGCCTCCCCAGCCTCCAAGAAACTTAGCGACGGGTTCCGCGCTATAGCGCCAGGAAGATTGGTACGGTCGCCTAGAGCAGATCGCCCTTCCACCCTAACCGACCCAGGGCTTCCCTTGGGCGGAAGTTCTAGACCTGCTCCTTAATATAAAAGGCCAGATGCGCTACCCAAAGGGCAAACGTAACTACCCTCCCTCTTCCTTAGCTAAAAGAATAAGAGGTCATAAGGGTGTTGCCCTACGCAAGAGAAGGATGGCACGTACCAACTGGCTTTGTGAGGATTGTTTGGCAGCCACACCCAAGAGGGTAAGACCTGCTAGCGTTGTTGATCATATCCTGCCCCTGGCTATGGGTGGCCTTGATATAGACAGTAACACCCGCAACCTTTGTGATGAATGCCACGAGATTAGGACAGCGGAACAGTTCGGTAGAGATAAGAAGCCACGCCGTGATGCTGATGGTTGGCCCATTTGGTGAGGGGCGGGAGCATTCAAAAAGTTTTGGTGTGCGAAAGTGAAAAC